ATAAGACTTGATAATGGATTTGTCACAATCGCTCCCGAAACCGTACCGTCTAAACTGTTTCCACTTGCAGCATACCAAGTTAAAGGTGTAATCCCATCTGGTTCATACTGAGCAACACAGCCGATTTGGGTAACTGTCATTCCACGAATATAAAATACATCATCTCCACCAGCATCTTGGAAAGTAGAAACAGCTCCATCATAAGCACTAATATTTATATTTGTATAATATCCAAGTCCCTCAAGCGAATTAATTGTCCACGCATCGGTTTCTGTTAAAATTGACGTTCCTGCAAATGTTGTTACTTTGATCCCATCAATATTACTTTGTCCAGAAGGAATATAATAATAAAATGTAACTCTATACTGTTTTCCTACTGTTAATAATGCTGAATGATTTATATAATGGGTACTATTTGCCGCATCTGTTGTAAATCTTAAATTATCACTTTCTCCACCAATCGGCTCAATATTTCCAGCAACAGTCCCCCCACTCGCCGTCCATCCATTTGCGTCTGCGCTAAAATCACTTGTATATTTTGCTGTCTGACTCGCACCCAGATATTTGTAAGGTATTGGAGCATTTAATGACTTCACTTCTGCATATGTTAATACATTACTCCAAACCAAAACAACTTGTAATGATCCACTTAAAAAACTTGCACCAGCAGTTGTGCAGCCAATTCTTAAATTTCCTGCATTGCTTAAAGTAAGACTTGCTGTTGATACGGCAACTGTTCCCTTTGAATCACCATTAATATAAGCAGTTGCATTTCCATCCCGATCAAAAGTAACTGTAATATCATATTCTGTGTCAACTGCGAAAACGTTAGAAGCTATTACTGCCGAAACATCTACATTGCTATCATCGAAGCGGATATATAAATCATCTGTTGTTATGTATAATCCGTAGCCAACTCCACCAGCTTCTTTATTAATAAGGTATTGCGTTCCAGTAACACTATTTAATCTCAATCCACCGATGAAAATAGAAAAATCGGCTGTTCCAAAATCAATATCAGCATCATCTGTTACTTCTATATAATCATCCGTTGTGAGCCAATACCCTGTCTTTCCTGCTCCTGCTGCAAGATCGGGGATGTTTTGTAAGTCTACTGCATAATTACCATTAAAGTCTATTGTTTCGTCAACTGCATCAATGGATAATCCGCCCGTACTTGTTGTTTCCAAGTCTGTGTAATATGTGGCACTTCCATTCGCATCATTAAAGGTTAGTCTTAGATTTGCACCTGTAGCAGAATTGATCTCAATGGCTTTGTCTGGGGCGGCTGTCATATTGACCCCAACACCTCCTCCATCTTCAAAAAATACTCTCGTTGTGCCTTCGTCTTGAAAAGTCATGCTTCCATCTGCATCAACTCCAATTTGCCAATCCTCAGTTCCCGAATTTTCTTCAAGATGAATATTGTCATGTCCGGCATCTGCTTTTATATGTAATGGATCGGTTGGAGCGGTTATTCCATTGAGTCCTAAATATCCCACAGAATCTAAGATCGCATGAATATTACCCACTTCATCTAAGACAATGATCGACCACGTCCCATCATCTGCCAATCGAAATTTAATTGCCGACGAATCAACAAGAGAAAAAGCATCGTTCGGGCGGTGTTCCTCATTTGTTATATCTAACCAAGCACCACTCATTGTGTTCATTCGCCAATTGGTTTGACCGAATGAAATCGATGCAAATAATAATATTGATAAAAAGATTGAATACTTTCTCATGGAACACCTCCAAATTGTGGCTCACTCGCCCAAGCTAATTGTTTACCAGAATCTTCACCATCGATATATACCCAGTAATGAGTATAAGCATCAGGGATCGAGTCTGGTGTATATACAAATGTAGATCCAACACGGGTACAATTAATTTTCCCGGTCGGATATGCGCTACCCGTTGGCTGAAGCTCTATAGTATAGGCCGTTGTGGCCCACGCTCCAAGGGTAACGTTTAATATAGGGACTGAACATTTTGCTGCTGTAATTGCCATTACGCTACTCCTATAATATCATTATATATGTCTATTGGAATAACAACCGATGTTGATTCAATTGCTCTGATCCGCATGATCGTTCCCCCATCCCAACTTCCACCGATGTAAAATGTTTCAGCATTCGGATCGATTACGACCGCGAAAAGTTCTTGCTGTGTTCCTGCGAGATTATCCAGTCTCATTCCCATTACATTTGTTAATGCGATTAAAGTCTCTACGTCCTCCGCTGTGGAAATATATGCTGGCTTCAAATCGATCACGGCTTCCCTTCGCTCTCCTGATAATTTAGTTAATATCGGTTGACCATTTTGAAGTCTGGTCAAGTTGATTTTTTGATAATGATTAATCTCGACACGATGCAACTCCTGATCATCAAAAGTAATGGACGTCGAACCATAGTAAAATGTTAATAAAGTGGTCACGCTTTAATGTCCAGATTAACAGTCGCTCCACCTATTTCAACTTTTAAGGCTCCGTTTGAATCGCCTTGTAATTTGCACTGTACAAATACTCTCAATAGATCACCTGCCGATAAACCCGAATCTGTAATCGTAAAGGAATAACTTGCCATTGCTGCGGTCAAGGTTTGAATCGCAGTTGCACAAATATCTGATCCCGCAGTTCCTGCTTCTGCGATTTCGTATGCTTGCATATCGATTGTTTTTGTAGCTTCGGTATTTGTACCAGCGTCATTGAATCTTGCGGTCACATCGATGATCACCGTTTCTGAAGCTACATAACATTCAGGAATAGCAAAATCAAAATAAACGGTTTCTGTTTTGAGTCCCGCCTGCGCATCTTCTCCCTGAAGAATTCCTGTCCCTGATCCGTACCCTCCCATGACAAGAGCGGGATTTCCCGCAGCCCCCGTTATGTTGGGAATAGATCCATCTGCCCATCGAAAGGCGGATAGTGGGATCAAGTAAGGGACTGCATCCTCTTGTAACATATTTGCTCTTGGTTTTGAATTGACTTCCGAAAGTGGAAGTGCGTTCCCTGTTGCATAAGCCATATTTACCTCACCAAAGCACTCGACCGGTCGCTATGCCTGACGAGTTGATTAAAAAATAATTGTTCCATAAAAACTCCGCATCATATCCTAAAAACTCAAACTGTAATGCCCCGGTATATCTCATTCCTGTTATTCCGATAATTTCAAGTTCCGTATCTAATGTTGGCTCATCACTATCGATAGCAATTCGATCACCAATATTTAGTAAAAGCCCCTGCATGGTTGTGTTGAAGAAAACGCCCTGCAATCCATTAGACCAGATTGCGTACTTTCTTCGTGCAAGTTTTTCGACATATTCCTGAGTCCATGCACCCGTGAGATTAATCGTTTTGTTTCGGATAAATCCGTTCTTGCTGTAACTATGATTTTCTTCTAATGATTCAGGAAATATATATTGATAGAGATATTCACCAGCCAAGTGATTATACCCATAGTTTATTGTAATCTGATTAACCAGTGGGAAGCTTTCCAGTTCAGGGTCGGGTTGTGCGAGATTCGTTGACTTGGAATATGTGGGAACTGACGCAAAATAATGCGGTCTGAAAGTATGTATCTTTTCAACGCCCCAGTTATCCGTAAAAGTAAAACAATCGCCATGGCGTGAAACCTCTTCAATCGCCTGTAAGTAATTCATTGATCGATCAAGCGACAGACTTATATTATAATCTTGCTGATCAAAATAATTATATTCAGCGTCCCAATTAAAGTCTATATCAAGAGTTGCTCGTTGTTTCCAAGTGACTGTTGCCGCCGTTGTATAAGAATGAGCCAGAGCGGAAATAGTCAAAGAGATATATTCGGGATATTGATTTTGCGTTCCTGTGCCAACTGATATTGTCACGTCTTCAGTTGTCGATCCCTCTGTGATTGTTAAGGTTTCAGCCGCTTTTAAAATTGTTGGAACGGTAACCTTGACTTTGATTGACGTGGCATTTTTAGCCGCAGGAAATTGCAAAGTCCCGACCTGCTTATCCCCGAAATAACTCGAACAACCCAAAAGATTATTATCAATTCCGCCATAAGTAACATATAAACTATATAATGCTTGAGCGACATTCACACTGTCAAAATTAATTGCTGTTGCGAAAGTTACTATTTCTCCATCCGCAGGCGTTCCGCCCCATGCATCAGCGGGAATTCGAATACTTTCTTTCCCGACCGTGTTGGTATCGGATGTTGATATTCGGACAACGGTAACTGATCTGGCAGAACTACCGTTCGTTCCAATGTACGCATAATCCCCAGACAATATAAACGTTGTAGGTGTTTCTAAGTATATTGGAGAACCAATCCCAGTAATCGCATCAACGTGACTTATATTGAGTGGGTCAGATACATCAAAAATCGTTAACGCATTATCGGCGGCCGATACTATATATATACGATTATCGCGATAATTCATAGTCCACGATGAATTTAAATATTCCGGTGCTCCGTCTCCACTAATATCAGTAACATAAGTTACGTTTGTTGGATCAGAAATATTCCAAACAGTCAACATGGCTTGGGCATAGTTGTTTGTAATCGTATAAGCATAATTCCCATTAACTACAATATCGTGCACACTTTTTAATTGATCGCCCGGTGGTGATCCGTGTACAATAACATCTGCTAATGTTGGCGTTGTAGGATCAGATACATTAATTACAACCAGCGCACCGTCGGAATCATTGGTTCCTAAATAAATATAATCGTCTTGTTTGTCGATTCCACGTCCGGGATGTTCCATATAATTTGGCGCACCCGCACCTGAAAATGTTCCGATTAATGTGGGATTTGTTTTGTCTGTAATATCAACAACATATAAGGCATCATTTGTATACGATACTACATAAGCATAATTTCCGTCTATAGTCATACCACTAGAACTATCCGTACTATTAATAATATTAGTCAAAGAACTAACAATGAAAGGATTATTAATATCTGACATATCATAAATTACAAACATTTCATCCACTTGTGAAATCATATATAAATAATTATCAACTACAAGTAATTTGACAACGCCATTCATATAATTCGGTGCGCCATAACCACCAAAGCTGCCATAATGTGTAGGATTTTGTTTATTGCTTATATCTACAATCACAACAACAGCATTTTCGTTATCGCCGCCATTAGCAAATAAAAGATAATTTTTATAAATTGCCACATCATATACATAACCAATATAGAAAGGATATGAAGTGCCAATTAAAGCACCAACTGTTTCTAAGTCGATCTGACTACTAACACCTTCCGAAATTTCTGATCCCTTCAAAGTAAAATCTGTTGCTGAGCTAAATGTCGCCGTCCACGAATCAAGTTTCGCGTTATCTAAAACAACTACTTTTGATCGATCTAAAGTAACACCCGCTCCAGAACTGACAACTACCGAATCGGCCAGAGTCCCAGATGTATTCATTCTTTTAAGTTTATTTGCCGAACTTGTATCGGCTCCAATTACTGCTTCATCAAGATTATATTTTTTCAAGTCAACCAGCGTTAAGATCCCCTTACCATTAATACATTCCGGATCTTTTAAGAGACGCCCACGGTAGCACGTTATTTTATCGGTTGTCCCTACCAAGTGAAGTCTGACCAATACCTCTGTCTTTTCATTTGGCTTTGCGAATATTCTCGTTCCGGCTTTATACGGACTTGATAGTGCGGAAGTGAATTCCATTGAATGATAATAAGTTGATCCGGCTGCAGCCGTAAACGATTTTACAATTAAGTCCTGCGAGTTTGTCCCATCATTAATCTGTACGGTTTTTCCTGCCGAAAAACTAACTCCCGATTTATCAAGAAGCCGAATGGTCGTAGCACCTGTTGAATAATTATTCTGCAATTCTCCGACACAATTATAAAAAGGACTTTCTGAATTCGTTGGATTAAAATAGTCATCAGGATCATGGAACGTCAAAACCATATCGTACGCTGTCGGTCGCCCAGTCCATTCAATATCCATGTCTCTGATATTGACAATGGGCGAAATGTCTACAATGTCATGTTTCCACGCAAGCGGAACGTTCTGACCGTCTGGATCATAAATTACTTCGATCCGCACTTCTGCCGTAGGGTTGCTATCGATACCGTCCTGGATATCCTGTGGCAATGTGTTATAGTGAGGCATTTATTCTCCGCATTATTTCGATGATTGTAAAAATACTAACTTTACTTCCCTGACCGTTAATTCGCCGACTGAATATATATATGAATGCGTTATCGTTTTGGGATAGAAAATAACATTCAATGATTTGGAAGTTGTATCTTTTAAGTAAGCATAGTAACAAACCATTTCGTCATCTTCATTAATTAATTGATCGATTTTCGTCTGTGTTATTTTTCTGCGATTAATAAAAGTGATCTCCAATTCTTTCCAAACATCACCTTTTAATTTAACATACGGAACGCCGACCTGTCGCTCCTGAATATCTATTCTCTGATTACTTGCGATTGGCTCGTATAAGATTTCATTTATATCAAAATCCACATTACCAGATGACAATACAAATCTAACCGCAGTCTCAGCCATTAGAACGGACTCCCGGAAGCAGAGTTCTGTCGCTCCACATATTCTTTAGATTGATTGATTTTTTCTTTATAAACTCTTGCATAGGTATGTCGATTTGCCTCTCTAATTTCAACTGATATTTTGCCGGAATCCTGTTCCCGATATTGGCGTCCCTGCTGACCACCCAGAACTGATGGGTCGAGTGTCCTGTTGAATGCCTCCATATTTGCTGTTCCGAATTTCTGTGTTCCCGCAGGACGAATAACGGTTTCCCCTGCATGGGCAAGAATCAATCCGGTACTTGCAAGACTCCCACCCTCTGCCATAGCGGGGGCACTTGGAATGCCCGGATCATCGCCCGGATTCCATTCTGAAGAATATCTTGGTCTGACATCGATATAAATTGGCGGAATGTCTGGGACATCTATCGTTATACCATAAGTTTCCAATAACATATCGACAATGCCTTGTATGACTAATGCCAAATCATTAAATGCTTTCTGTGCCGCACTTATATCAAGATCGATTTGTGCAATTTCACCTTCTGCGGTTGTTCTTATCCCAACAATTAATCCTTCCGCTTCTGCTGCTGCAAGTTCAGCCTGTTCGATATTAAATTCAATCGCCATATCCTCATCAACAATTCCACCCATCTCAGTAAACTTTGTAATCAAAGAATTAAGTCCTGCCTGTGCATCTATTTGAGCTTGACTTCCCGGACTCAATCCATCAATATAGCTTTGCCACTGGAATATCATTGCGTTAATTTGTTCATCCGCAAAAGTAGTATCTAAATCAATGTCGAAGTAGAGTAACTGGTCAATGGTTTCCGTTGCTGTTTTCATGTCCTGTTCAAATAAAGTATAATCCTGAAACATTACAGCGAGCATGTCTTCCCATTGGATTGTCAATGCTAACGATCCGCCAGTTAACTCTGCAAGACTTTGAGCGATTTTATAAAAATCTATGCCACTTTCAGCTTCATAACGTAATTGCTTTATTTGTTCAATTACGGTTTCAGTCCCGATCTTTGTTTCAATGGGAATAGTATATTCAACTAAATGACCACCTGCACCAAGCCCCCTCGTTAATGTTTTGATTATATCATCAAAATTAGCTATGCGACCTTCTTGTATGGCAATATCGGCAGCCATTTTTATTTTTATTTCAATTTTTCTATCTTCAAGATTATTTATAATAGTTTGATATTCATCCATTTTTACAAGTGCAACATCAATTTCTGCTAATGATTCGTCTAAAAGTCCGGGCGGTATAGCTCTCTGCGCTATATCAAAAATTTTATCATCATACATATTTAATTTAGTAAAAGCCTTACCGGCAGACTCACCCATACCATCAACCGCAGCCGCACTCTCCCCAGTAGATTTTATAACCCTTTTTGTCGAAACACTTAAAGCATCGGTTGCCACCGTTTCCTCTATTAACATCCAAGTTAAGTCTTGACCATATACGGCATGATCTTGAAGATATTGCAATACTTCAGGATACATAGTTGCCAAATCAGTCAATGATTGCCGACTTTCCATCCATTCAGCATTTAACAACCTCCATGCCTCTGAATCTACTGGCACCCTTGACATCTCAACCCCAAGTGAAATAATACTACCTGTTAACAGTTCTGCAAATCCAGCAGGATCAGTTCCGGGAGCTAAGCCACCACCAAATAAAACAAACATCCGTTCAATCTCATCATTAAAAGCACTATATCCCTGAACTGCTTCGTCGAATAGAGTCATAAAATTAAATGCCCCACTCAACTTGCCAATAGCTATCGTCAATTCTTCAACCCGCATAGCCCATGATCCGGTTAAACTTTCCTGCAATACAACTTGATCAACTGCGTATGCTAAATCCTGTCCGTACTTTTCCAAAACTGGTAAATTAAATTCTGCATTTAATGCTTCAAGATTAGCCTGAATATTATCAATGGATATACCCATTGTATCAAAATGAGCCGTAACATCTTCTAAGGTCATTGGTATTCTTTCAGCACTTCCAAACAATAAATCATAACCATACGACAGTAAGTCTATCCCAAGCGAAATACCGCTCAATATCTGCCCTGTAGTGCTAAGGGTATTAAAACTGGCAACCAAACTGACAGTTTTATCAATCGCTGTTTTTGTTTCTTCGTTAAATATCCCTAATTTACCAGCTATGTTAAAAACTAATGCAGCATCCTTTACTAATGTTCCCTCTCCTGTTTTTATCTCATGGACTAATTGCCCCCACAACCCAACCTCATATTCAAGCGGTTTGTTTGCTCCATCAGCAGCTGTACCTACGTCAACAATCTTGCCCGGAACTCCCTTGATTTGATCAGACCATAACGCCGTTTCCTCTTTAATTATATGGAACTGGTCTCTCAATGACTGTATCGGTTCGACACCATCCTCCATTGTTTTTAGCATCTCTGCAAAGGGATCATTTAATGCTTTCACTGCTAATGCTTCGTCTTCCATTGCCCCTGCGAGTTCATCGGTATTTGTAACCGTTTCTTCAAGTGGTGGATTGAGTTCGAGTAACTCTGCTTCCAGTGCCGCTAATTTCCGCTCCCATTCATCGGTACTATTATAAACGTTCCCTAAATATCCAGCAGCAACCCCAAGATTCTGATTTAATGAGTCGAGTTTTATTTTTAAATCAGCAATCTGTGCATTGATAGATTCCTCTCGCATCTTCCGGTATTGCTCATTCAATTCACGAACATTCTCCCTTGTTACATTCGCTTCAATACCGACCTTGCGCAATGCTTCCTCAAAATCTTCTTGCGCTCTCCATACGTCTACTGTGACCTTTTCCGATTCACCGATGATTTTTGCAAGTGCATCCATTTCCTCTATTTCATCACTGGTTGCTTGTATTGTTTCAATCTGCTTAGCATAATATTTATCATTAATCTCTTTGAGAGCAGCCATAGCGACTGTGACTCCGGCAATCACCAGACCGATAGGGCCGAATGCCGCTGCAAATCCCGCTGTATTTATACCTGCTAATTTAGCCACTAATAAATAGGCTTTTGTTGCAACTGCGAGCCCCCCTATTGCAATAGTAGCTTTTCCCAATACCTTTATAACAGATTGAATCGCTTCCGGATGCTGATTAAATGCGGTCAACATATCATTCAATACGGGAACAAAGTCATTGCCAATAGAAATAAACGTATCAACAATAATATTTTTTAATATCTTTAATTGTGATTCAGTTGTTCCAAATCGTTGCGCTGCTTCCTTATTTAAAGCGTTATTCTCTACATAGGCATCCGATCCCATCTGTATAGACTTTGAGAATAAATCGCTTGCGGAACTGGCTCGCAATAAAGCATCCCGAAGCCTGATTTCTGAAAATCCCAAATCTTCAAGAACAGCAAAAGTATTTCCACCTGTTTCGCTAACATCTCCAAGCCCGGTAATAAATGCCGTGATTGCTGCGGCTGCATCTTCTTTAAATAAATTAGCAAATTCATCCGATGACATTCTGGCTGCATCTGCAAATGCTTCGAGTTTTGGGCCACCTACAGCGACACTATTAGCCATTTCAATCATTGCCTTAGAAATAGCAGTACCGCCCATTTGTGCTTCTAAACCAACAGAAGATAATGCCCCTGATAATCCAAGTATTTCAGCTTGCGATAATCCGATCTGATTTCCTGCACCCGCTAACCTCATACCCATTGATAGAATTTCTGATTCTGTCGTGGCTAAATTATTTCCCAAATCAACAACGGTAGAACCAAGTCGTTCAATCTGCATCGCTGCCGTCATGCCTTCTGGGGCAACCTGTTTTGTGATATTGACAAACCGAGCCATGTCTGTCGAAGCTGACTCAATAGTTAAGTCTGTTGTTACGGCTATTTTTGAAATAGTGTCAATGAATGAAGTTAAGTCGCCCCTTGCTATTCCTAACTGTCCACCAAGTTCTCCGATTCGTGCTAATTCACCAACTGCGATGGGTGTCTCAAGAGAAATGCCCCGAATGGATTTAGCCATTGCCTCACCCTCTGCGGTGAGTTTACCCATCGGGTCACGGAGTCCTTCGACTGTCTTAGTAACTCCGGCAAATGCTGATTCAAACTTAATAGATGCAATGGCGGCCGCTCCCATCGCTGCTGCCCCAGCGAGCATGGTAATATTAAGAGTCTTGTTCATTACTTGACTGGCATTACTAACTTTTGCGTTCAGCCTGTCGAGATCCGCATTCGCTTGGTCTATTCCGGAAAATTTTACAAACCCTACAATATCCCCTACGCCACCACCAGTGAGTCCAGTAAACATACCCATATTATCAATCCGCCATTTGTACTGTCATTGGATTTCCCTCTCTATCTCTTGTGTGTATTACTTGACCAGAACCAAAACCTGACATAAACGATCCTTGCTTTAAATTATCCTGTGGTTTTGGATTCTTTTTAAATAACGACATGAGCCCCCTTCTCGGACTTTTGAGTCTTTGATTAATTAATAACTGTAACTGGTTATGAATATCTGTTCCTATTCCATCCATGATTTTAAATAATTGGTCAATCATTACTTGATAATCGTCATCTATCGCAAGGCTGTGCATCATTATTTCCCTTTGATATATATTGCTCCACGCTTCCGTAAACTCCTTCGAAAATGGAAGGCACCCATATCGCCGAGCTACTTTTTCTCTGACTTTCCATCCGGCGTGGGTGCTGACAAGTTTTTTGCTTGCTTGCTAACCTCTTTGAGCTTCTTAGCAATATTAATGTACGCTTTCGCTAACATACTCGACAGTCCTGGATCAGATCGAATAATCTTTTTAAATGCCACTTGTTCCGCTTCTGTAGGAAATAATAATTCCTTAGTAGCGGGATCTTTGAGATATTTTGGGATAAGCTCTTGAATGGTCTGAACCCTTGCTGTCTTTTCCGCTCCCTGTTGTGCATAATTTGCAGGCTTTTCTTGTAACTTGCGAACATCCGGATCGTATAGTTTTAAATCTCTTTCCCATTCAGCCTCATCGATCTTTTCTAAATGCAAGCCTTCTTTTCGATACTTTGCAAAAACCTTCCGATACAAAATATCCTGAACGCCTTGAATATCGTAAATGTCGGGGGCTTCCAACAATGCGCTGACCGTAACACCGTCCCCGACAGGCAATTCTAATCGTTCATCAATTACTCTTTTTTGGTGAGCAGCCACAAATAAATCAATTGGTCTCTGTGTCATTTTCGCTTGTCTCCTTTTTACCGTTAATTTTATCCTCTACTATTTGCATCTTTTTGACTTCTTCTTCCTCCTTAGACTTTTTCACCATATCGTCAATCGCATCCCTGCACATTCTTTTCAGCTTGACGAAATTCTCTTGAAAGTCTCTTCGGGTATATGGTTGTAACGCCTCGCTCGAAGGTAGACGCTCCGGATCATCATAAACTGCTATGGCTACCAGAGCGCCTGCTCTTCGAAAATCCTTTTCAACGTATATGCTATCCGGATAATACGATCCTCCCGGATTATCCGCCGTGAGCATTGCAATCGCTCCCATAATATGGAAACGAAATGTCGTAAACTTTCGCGGCTTTTGCGTTTCTCCTTTTTCATTTCCCATGTCATAACCTCCAATCAGTTATTAAGTTGCTTTTGCGTACAGTACGCTAACCTCATCTGTCGCTGCCGGAAGCCCTGCTGTAAATATAAGAGAGGCCGCCGTAATCGATACAGCCGCTCGAACTCTGCGCCCGGTAACATCACCTGCTGAATGGTCTTCATTTTTAATAAACACAGCATTGTTGAAGTCCCAGTCATCATGTTCAGTTGCGGTCAATAAGGTAGCTGGTGTTGAACAAGACAATGTATAAGTCGATGTCGTGGGTGTTGCAGCGAACTTATCGAATACCATTTCATAACCTTGAGCTAAAATAAACGGCTCGTGGTAAGTATGAAACGGAATGGACCGGTCGCTGTAGTCCATTGGATTGTCGAAGCCAAAACTATCGATAATCATATCCTGAATAACCAGACTGAATAAATGTGTGGAATTATCAGCATCTCGACAAATAGCTTCCCAGTGTACCATAGGATTGTCGCTGTCCATTCGTGCTGACATTACAGCCTGCGCCGTTCCCCATGTTTTGCCTTCGATTGCAGCGATAAAATCCCCGATCTGGCCTGCGAGAACTGTGACCGTGCCGTTCCATCTCGGATCTCGCTTGATCTCGTTCGCTTCGTCACCGGCTCCTTGCTGATGCTGGTCGTAGGTATATCGGAAAGTAGGCTCCCCGATACTGATTGCCACAATCGCTTCAACATTCGCCCATGCTATCGGTTTAGTTACAGCAGCGTCCTGTCTCACGATTCTATTTAGCGTAAACCTTCCCATTTGATGCGTGGATTCAAGTGGTTTCGCTAATTGGTCTGTTACTGCCATGTGATTAATCTCCTTCTGTTATGCGATAAATCGCAATGTTTGTTCGTTCCTAAACTCTTTCTTTTCTTCTGTTTCTATCTGTCTGGCTCCAGTGATACCTAATATCCCGATCCCCTGCGCTCGCAAGGTTGTATCGGTAAATACCACACTATTAATTGTGATCGTAAATGCTGTACTCCACGTTGCCGGAACTTGAAACAGATTTTGGATGCGGGACGTCATTATATTTATTTCCTCCGCACCTCCTGACTTTCTGTTGTTCCACGTTCCGATAATCACTTCATAAATAGCCAGACTACTTCCGCCTTGTTGTTGTCCTGTTATTTCTACAAAATATGGTTCCATTGTGTAAATAAACGATGATGCAAGTTCCCATCGATCTGTCTCTGGTCGCCCAAGTGTTGATGTCCAACTTGTCCAGGGTACTGTCGTTGAACATAATTTAGCGATTAATGCCTCAATACATCGCTGACAATCCTCGATTATTTCAGTCGCTCTTACCGCCATCTCGTTCCTTTCGGATCTGTTTAATGTCTGCAATAAACTGATCAGTGACCTTATCTCCAAATATAAGAATCAAGTCCCTACCAATTTCATCAAACTCTTTTATTGTTATGCTGAATTGATTATTAAACTTCAGCGTTTCTATTTTTTCCTCATCATCGAAAGTAATCAATGTTGCGAGTCGTCTCATCTTCTCCCAACTCCTCTCACTGCCTGCAATAATGCCCTTTGGAAATTCGCTTGCGCAATCGGTCTGCGTGTGCGAATAGCCATGGCCAAATAAGGTCGACCATCCATATATCTTGTTCCATCATGAACATAGGGTGCATAGTAGGCGATCACCCTATTCATCCAAATTGCGGCCACAGAAGGACTGACCGGAGTTAATGTTAATGCCCTGTCCAGTGTACCGGTTACTCTCGGAACTGGCATTTTCCCAGTATTGGATTTCGGGCCGGACAGGTTTTTTCTGGCTTCCCTAAAAACTTCCTGCGCTTCCTTTAATACCAAGGGCGGAATAGTTTCTGCCATAACCAACTTAACGGCTCTCAATTTCATGTGCATTCCAGTAGGATCGACATAGGACACTGACTGACCGCCATACATTGAAGGATTCATTATGCTTGCCTCCTAAGATGTGCGGCTGAACAAATTTGCGGGATCTCATAAGCGTTTTTAATCGAATATTTAATAGAATCCCTTGTGATATATTCAATGTATTCATTTGTACCCGTGAAGTCTACAATTGCATTTGTGCTGGTATTGACCGCTCCCCATAATAATAAATCATCGTCCCGAATCTCACCAATCGCAGCTAATATTTCTTGTCCTGTCGGAACAGAAGAAGCCACTAATGCAGGAGGACAGAATATGCCCTTGAATGTTGTGGATGTCGTTGTTTTACTGGGATCGATTATGCCGGTGCTTAGACAATCCTCATCGGACAAGTTTTTTCTGTGCCATTCTTCCGAATAAGATCCAGCTCTACCAAAAGCCATACACGGGCAAGCAGTCCCGGTAATAACGCTCATAGTTGCCGACTCGGACAACGGATTACTTAATAACCAACTCAACAATCTCGTCTGGTTGCTCAATCGATTTTTCTCCCCATTAAATTAAATGGATAATCAGAATCATCCTGAGCTACTGACATATTAATGTTTGTATCGTCCTGTCCGAGTGGATGATAGCTGTCTCCACCAACTGCCGTGAAGTCGTGACTGCTCCAGGACAATCCAAGAAGTCCCAGCATCTCTTTACATAGACTTTTCAGGTTTTTTGCCATTGCCACAACTTCATCGCCTTTTACTCTAGCACTCCTGACTGGCCCAACTTGGAAATCTTCTTTTGTAGGTCGGGATGCAATATGATAACCGACATAATAAAGTTCGGCTTGCTTCGCAATCGCTCCCTTGTTTGTATTTGCCGTTGTATATAATGCTAATGTCGTTTCAAGTTTTAATGAAATCCAGGCATCACCAGCCGGTATAAAAATGCCGTCCAAATCTGCATCGGGAATATCTACTGCATTCCAATTCCCTATGTATCTAACTTCTGCTACTGTTACGTTTGCCGCCACCTAATCCTCCCCTATAATATTGTTTCATACAACCTGGTTATTTGTCCAATATAATTTTCCATTGAGAATTTTCTGCGTTTCATTATTAGATTATATCTTTTCTCGTGGTGTTCTTCCCATCGTTTCATAATCTGGTCAATAATATAATCCGTATCATCACCTTTAATATAAATTCCGATCCCGTATTTTTCCACAAGATTACCGACACTCTCTGCGTTCAATACAAGGCTTGGAACTCCTGCGGCGATTGCATCATAGAATTTGTTTGGAGCCATATAATCCATAACTTTCGTATGTTTTAAATTCCCAACCAGATTCCATGTATGTTCTCCAATCCTGTCAATCAAATCCGGATAATTAAATCTATTCAGTGAGACACCCATGTTCATATAATATTGAGCGACCTTGTCATTCTCGACCAAATTAAATGACGGAGAGTATGCAAAGACTTTTCGCTTCCCTTGCAATGCTTTGTAAAGTTCTCCGTAATCCCGCCATGAATTATGCTGAAAAACTCCCTTTCGAGATGCAGTTGCATGGCCGCCAGCTGATACTAATCCGCCCCATACATTCCATTCCGTATTCGCATACATCGCAATCGGAACGGCGGGCGGTACCACCCTAATCGGCTTCCTTGTTCGTGTCCGGAGTTCTTCTTTGCACTTTTCAGACGGGACAATAAAAGCGTCTGCGGATCTGACTGCGATATCCTCTGTATACCATGTCGTTAATTCGCTCGTATTATGTAGAGGGCTCTGATCAATAAACCAATAATTTGAATCGTGATAATCGAATACAATTTTCGACTTTGGAAGTAGTTCTCTAATCTTTGATGCAAACCAGTTCGGATGATTATGAACGTGCCAGATGTCAATACTTTTATCCATCAGCTTGACAGTCTCTTCAAAATCCGATAGTTGTATCCATTGGTGAGGACTGGTATAATGTCTATTATTGGTCATTACTTGTGACAATAAATGCACCTTGTAGCCGAGATCAATTAAACAAACCGACTCCTTAGTTACTCTTAAACAATTGTGCTGTGTTACGTATGCGATAGTTGGTTTTTTCATTTTTTCGTTTCTCCTGTCCTGTCTTAAACCTGCAACTTTTATATTAATTTTTTCCTATAAAAACAAAAAATTTATTGTTAACATTATATAAGTATTCAATATTGATAATTTTATTATATCTTTTACTAACACTATTTTCATTTAAAAAATATCTAACATGTCCTGAACAATCAAAATTTGGAACACTGGCAATAATCCGTTTATTATCAGGAATTTTCTTTAATAATTCAAGATCATCTTGAACGTGTTCAAGCACTTCTGATAACATATAAGTGTCACCTTCGGGAATCGGACAAGTTCTAAAATCAGCACAAATAAATTGGAATGTTTTAATTTGATTAATTTTATTTGCCATATCAATTGCAGTCTGACTAAAATCTATCCCAATATAATTTTTGATCCCAATATCGTATAAAAGATTTGCTAATTGCCCCGACCCACAACCAAGATCAATGATTTTCATGTCTGGTTCAATCCATTTACTTAATTCTTGCCACAGTTTATAATACAAACTGTCGGCATAGTGATGTTGATAACTTAAAACCGAATCGTATATATTATTGTAAAATTGACTATTTTGTTCTTGTCCCATTGTCGTTCCTTCTATCTTGTCCGAAATCCACATGTTAAACATAAAGTTGGGGCGTCTTCCGTATTAATTGTTTTTATTAATTCATTAAATCTTTTATTCATCCAAATTGACTCCCCCTCATTCTTGACATTACCTATTACATATTTTCCCCATAAATCAACACAGCAAAAAACCACGTCGCCATTCCATTTTACAATTAACTGTCTCATTGGTCGATCACATTTATAGTTGTTATATTTATCTGTTTTAAATCTTTTTATGGGAGCCTCCGGAACTGCCACAACATAAAATCCCTTGTCTTGCCAGAATGCTTTAATCTCTCCAATCCGATTCTGATTTTCTTTGCAGATTGTCATCCTGATTGTAATAGTTGTGTCTGTGCAGAATTCCTGCATTGCATCAAGATTAAACAAGAATCTGCTCCAATTAAGTCCGACCCTTATCTTTTCATAGAGTTCTTTATTGTCTGCCTCGACCGAGAATATGATATGATCCGGTTTTGCGCTCGCCACCGATACCATATTGCCATAAATAAAAGATCCGTTTGTATAAAAGTTTACCCTTTTCCCTGCATCCTTTGCATATTGAATCGCTTCTGGTAATTGCAGATACATTGTAGGCTCTCCGAAAAATTGAGGTGAAACAGTCTGCGCATCCGGAAACATATCGACTATCTTTTTAAATAGATCAAAGTCCATATCGTGCCCTGCATGTTTTCGATGTAGACAGAAAACACATTCCGAATTACATTTGTCAGTTGTTTCAATCTTCAATAAGTTCGGACTGTTCATTCAATTATTGCCCCGCATTGCAAACATCGTTCAATACCATCCCATGATACCTTTGTCTGTCTATGCTCGCATATAGAATTATCTTGAATGTTTGGATTGTAAGTACAAGACAATAAAATAAACAACAAAAAACCTATTATTAATTTATACATCAAACCACCCCTCGGTTGTCTTAGTAACTGAATCATAAACTTTTTTTGCAAAAGCATCTTGACTTGTTCCGATCTTTTTTGCTTCCACGCAAATTAATTCATTGAGCTTATCAAAATCATTCCACGGTATAGCCGACAACTGGTCGCCATTCCAGATAGTCTTCCTTCCCATTAATCCCATCTCTAAGACCGTTGCAGAGTTTCCGTCCTCCGGTGTTAATCTCAACCCAATAAAACATTCCTTATAAATGTTGCGTAGTTTTGAGATGTCGTGTCTCTGCGCTCGATCAATATGGATAACCGGATAACCAAATTCTTTAATCTGGTCAAGACAGTTAAGACCATAAAAATCGGACGGCGCATAGAAATAAATCTTTTCACCAAGCGGTTCGGGTTTCCAGTAATCCCAATTTGTAAATGCAATGTTCGGGATTCTGCGATATGAAAATCCTACCCTTTTTAATCTCTGCTCAATCGATGGAGATGCTGCCAAATGCAAAACTTTGGTAGGTGTATTTTTTGTAATAAATGGTTGACCCTTACTTCTAATATCCGATCCAGCCCATAATATAATCGCCTGTCCCCTATGCTCCATTAACCGTATAGAATCTTCATTGAAATACATTCCATAAAATAAGCATGGCTCATATGAATTATAACCGTATTTATTTACGTTTTTCAGATTATACATTACAGTAAATATTTTACTGAAAAATTCTGTACCACTTGAATGGATAAGCTGCATCATGTCTCATTTCCCTTTGTAATCAGTAGTATAAAATCCCGATCCCTTAAATACGGGAGTTACGCCTCTGGGAATCATTTTGAGAGCCATAGCGCCACAGTACGGGCATTTTGTTCTTCTCTTGTATGTTGAGGTGAGTCGTTCAAAGATCGTTCTACATTGCAGACATCTGAAATCATTCAACGGCACTGTATCCTCCCCTTGGGGTGCGTAAGGCAGAACCTACGTGGCATCCATCTGAATCCATAATAATCCTGCCTCACGCAAAAATTCTTTTATTCCTTCACAATAAATTTCTCATACAAACTAACGTGTTCTGGTAATAGTTTTTCTTGTTCGTCTAAAGCAAGAAGGGCATCCTCTATAAATCTTGCTGCGGTAACTCCGAATTCAACTGACTTCGGATCGACTGCCTCCCAATTTGCCGTTGTATTACCATTCACATCGGGTTTTAAATCAATTAAAACAAGTTCCTCTTCCGTGAAAGACAACTCCATTCGTAGTTCTTGAATAATTTTCCAAGTAGCGTAACTTGCTTCCACTGGCAACAAGGACAATAATACCATTCGCTCCATCGTGTTTACTTCGATTACTTCTGCGTGAATTGATCCGACAAATACAAAGCACATCACCACTGTTAACATGATTTTTTTAATCATTTCTCGTATCTCCTCTTTTTAAAAAGTGGGGACTGTTTATGTCGGCACAGTCCCCGATAAGCCGGTTAAATATTACAATTACCAAGTGTTAGCTGTATTTAAAGCTATGTAATACGGTGTTCCACCAATATTAATTCTTATTGAATGAGTTATACTAACATTTGCATCCGCTACTGTAGTTTCTTCAAGCATTGCATCTGTCGCTGCAGTAATACCACTCAAATTAAATAGATTAGCACTTAAGTTAAAGTCAGTCACAGCAGTACCATTCCCATAGACTTCCAATTTCATAAAACCAGACGGTATAGCAGCATTGTAAAACATATCCATGGTTGCAGGGCATTCGATGTCAGCTACAAATGCGTTATACTGTCCGCCGTTCTGTACACCGGTCGGCATAACCAGTTCGGCATTGACAACACTTGCGCCACCCGTGGGAGCCTGAATCGCATTCATATCAACTTTAAAATAACCGCCCATTTGTCCGGCTGCTTGAAACGCCACATCATTCTCTACGTAGAGAGCAAAATGACCGCCTGTAGTTTGTGCTGTACTGGTTGCCTTCATATAATTATGAAAATGATTACCAGATGTTGACGAGCCGGTTGTAAAAATTTCAGTTGCTTGATCTGTAGTTGCCGCCAATACCATCGGTGTTCCGCTGATACCCAAACCAAGTCCGTCCTGCATTTGACTCAATACCATATAACGGGCTACTTGACCAATATTGACTCGAAGTGTTTGTTTTGTGAGCGATACTAAATGACCTGCCTCTGCCGTGAATCCGTTCAGATAAAACAGATACGCATAATCGTCTATGTGTTCAGCACCATCACCCCAAGTTTCATACTTCGTGAAGGTCGTAGGACGAGTAACGGTAATACTGGGTGAAAAAGTGCTTCCACTTTCAGCAAGTGTCAAAACAAGAACATGATACTCGCCGCCGGTCTGTATTTTGTTAGACAATAAAAGCTCGGCATATAAAGCATTCGCTCCACCAACTATGCCCTCGTATGCACCCATATCAACCCGTGACATAATACCCATAGCACCTGCGAAATCCGCTCCGGCTGTAGTCGTGACAAATAAACCTGCAAAATTTGCAGCAGAACCAGCGGTATTGGTGTGGGTAATTTCAACCGCATAATTCGAACCCGTTGTAATAGAAGTCGTTGCGGTTATGATCAGAGCATTGTTTGCGGCCGCTGCAAGATCGGGACTGACAATTGTAACAAGTGCGCCAGTAAAATCTATAGTGCCACCCGTAGTAAATGTAATTATTTCATTGCCTGTTATTCCGATGTAATCAGTGTTGCCCAAAACAAAACCGGCCGACGACGTAACCAAACCCGTTACACTTACCGCCTTATCAATAGTATAACCGGCACTTTGAGTTGACGTAAGTCCCCAAGTCGCTGCAGTAGGATCGGTATTTCCGGCCAACGTCCACGTTAATGCTTCAGTTGTTGCTGTTCCATCAGTGTCTGCATCGCCAACAATAGCAAAGGTCGGTCTGCCTTCATCTAATGCAGTCACCGGGCCAACGAGAAAATTTGCTCCATTAACAGTAATTGATCCAGCTGCTAAAAAAGAAATAGTCTCGTTCGAAGTAATACCAATATAATCAGTATCACCTAAAACAAACCCAGCACTTGAAGTGATCAGGCCAGTTACACTCACTGCCTTATCAAACGCATAACCTGCACCCTGTGTACTTGAGAAATCCCAAGTTGAATTTGTGGGCGTTGCGTCGGTATTCAATTCAATTGTCAGTGTTTCCGATGTGATATTTCCACCAGCATCCGAATCAGCATCACCGATTATCCTCAATTGTCTGAGAACGTTTTCGGCGGCAGTTTCACCAATTACAAAATCAGCACCAGAAGCTGTTATTGTTCCTGCGACCGCAAAAGTGATAACCTCATTTGAAGTTATACCGATATAATCAGCATCCCCAACTGCCACGCTTCCGTTTGCCGTCAACAGCCCAGTAATTGTGGTCGCCGGTGTAATGGTAATTAACGGCGAAGCTGATGTTGAAGTGAATTCCATCATATCCGTTGTACCACGTACAATACTGAGAGCATCAGCCACATTGTCTTTTAATGTGATGTCGTAAACACCAGTTCCAGAAGTGGACATATCTAAATCATCACCAAGAAAAGTTTCCAGTGTAACGGCAAGTCCACCCTCGGTTGCAATAGAAGCAGTCGTTAAATTTGTGGCATTGGTTGCATTAGAAATGTCAATCATATAAGCGGATGAATATTCACCCTCTGCGTCCGAAAGTGCAATGAAAAAATCTGTGGTTTCAAGTTGTACTCTCAAAGTATTATTATACCACATATTTCCAGAAGCACTTGAAAAGTCGGTTGACATCTGCATGAAATAAGCGTCATCCTCAAAGGATGCAATTGCAGAACCATTGCCGTATAACCCAAACCTAATATAAGCGGTCGGGTATCCGGTTCCGGCATTTGCCACATAACTCGCCTGTGCATCAAATTCAAGATCGACGGCAAAGTATGAACCGGCTGGGCCGGTAATCGCAGGAAGAACAACTTCAGCACAAAGTGCTGCTGCCAAACCCCCGCCTGCATCGCCAGTCGCTCCACTGTACGCAATCCGTGCGACAATCGCATTAGTCCACGATCCGGTCTGGACGGCAGAACTGACATTGACTCTCAACGCTTCTATAGTCGCGTATCCGTCTCCGGTGTGTACCTGATTAATAATGGCTGAACGGATTGTTCCAGCAACCGAAGCCGATGTCGAATACACCGTAAAAAGTGGCGTAGTCGTTAACACCAGTGGAACCAGAGCCGTACCCAGATTCAGATAACTTGTTCCGGTAATTGAAATCGTTCCAGTAAGCGATAGGCCATTAATAGTCGGGCTGGTCAGTGTCTTATTTGTGAATGTAAATGTGCCTGTCCGAATCCACAATGCGAGAGTTGCCCTGTTTGTAATCGTGGCAGGCAAATTCTGACCGTATGTACTGGAAACACCAATCACCAGCAATAATACGACCATTATAAATGAAAAGAGTTTACGCATTACTTACCTCCCTTTTCTCGGCGAACACCCTCGGTCTTAGGTTTGGGAGTAGGCTTGGTATCTTCGATCTCATCTTCCTCATCAGAAGCGGCGACCCTTCCAACCCTGACCAGTAACGGTTTCTTGTTAGTGATCTTTCCCGGCTCTTCTAACCTTCGCCAGAATATTGTATCAGGAACCTCATAGACTGCTTTCGGGTCTTTCTCAAACATCTTATGAGAAACATCGAGAACATTATCGTCAAGATCGACCCTAATCAGTGGCTCCGTAACTCTTACTCGTAATTTATTCATGATTCTCTCCTATGATCTTAAAGATTATTTTGTTTCATATTAAGCGGTAATATCAAGACACCCAATCGCATCTTGAGTATTGACTGTAAAAATGCCTCTCTTGCTAACGACTGTGGTTACAACTTGCTTATTGATTATGCGGTCTGTCTCGGTTAATAGCATTGCGTCATTAGTTACATAAGAGATAGCTTGCGATTTATCGACTCCGTAAAATCGATCAGTGACGGATAACATTTGACCAGAATCCCATCTATAACCCATTGGAAGCGGTATGGGGATTTCAGCTTTTTGCAAGTTCGGGTTCGTCATATCAGAAAGAGCATCCCAATACAGGCGCATATAAGCAGTCGGGCCAGCAAACACATTCAGATTATACGGCATTGGGCAAGCAGTTGCAAGATCGATAATATCGAGCTTTGAGACCGATCCACTTGTTACTGCAGATACTGTTTGAGCTGATTCGAGTCCATTCGAATTTCCATCACCATTGACCAGGATGTAAAACATATCATCAGTTTCATCGACGCCGATTTGTTTCCCGATTTTTTCAAGTTCTTTACCGTAAAGGTTAAGAGGTTGATCTGCAAGAATCTCATAATCAAATTCAATTTCCACACCGTACTTTTCAAGATTCACACTCTCGTCTCCGACAGTGAAAGTCTTTTTCGGGAACAACCCACCTCGACCAACACGCCCACCCTGTCTCTGAGGAGCAGTATCATTGAGATAGATTTTCTTGAAAGTTAATCCGGTAATGTTAACTGTTTCCTGCATGAAAAACGGCCAGATCGCAGATACGATTGCGCCAGTATAAATTCTGGTTCCGATGAATTCTGGAAACAATGTAGATGTACTGGCATTTGTGAAAAACTTTGAAACTGGGTCAGTGATCGACCCGAATGCCTTAATATCGTGAGCGGCCAGAGCCAACTCATAGGCGGTCATTGGGACAGTTTCACCGGCTGCTTTCATACGCCTGATTTCCATGAAGGTTTCCATGTTTGACAATCCACGATATGGTGTTTCAAACCCTCCACCCTCTTTGGTTGCAACGTAATCTTCAAGCCACACTTTGAAAGGTTTGCCAGCATCTACGGCATCCTTATACATTCCCATTCCAAGGTTTTTCAGCTTGGTAAGATCTCCATTTAAAATTAAACTCATTTGGTTACCTCTCTAAAATTATAATCTATTATAGCCTTCTGTCTTTTTTTCGTATTTTTTAAAACAGTACGTCGCACCAACTCGTAGTGGGAACATCAACGCCGATTACATAACCGGATCCGCCAGTGTTCACGCCATCGATATACATATAATCAGAACCGTTGATCTGGATTTCCTGCCCCAATGCAATTGTTCCGGCGTTGTCTGGAAGATTCCTAATGCAATGAGCCGAGTGCAAACTACCCTCGACATCAGCATACAACCACAACTCGACCGTCAGGAGATATGTATAGTCAGCATCCTTTTCGTATGTTATAATTTGACCCCAAGGATCGCCGTCGGCTGCCACGCTCGTACATTCATAATTGGCAGCGGTTGTTCCGGAAATAAGTTTTCCCTCTACTGCGGTTCCGGCTGCAATTAGGGCGGTAATTTCAGTGATAAAAGTGGCATCAGGGCGCATGGAAATATTTAAAAATTCCCCAACATGCCCCCCACCTAATCCTCTTGCTCGTGTCATCTTAATTCTCCTTTAATAAAAATAATTGATTTCTATTTTTCTTATGTTACCGAGATGGTGCCTGATAGCGGTGTTGGTTCAAAACGGTTGTCTGTTTTGGTTCATCACTACTACCAAGACTTTCAGTATTCGATGGAAGTATCCCATAACTCGGATATTTCTCATTGACCTGCTTCTCTAATTTCTCGACCTGTCCCTTTAATTGCACAACCGTGAGAACATCAAGAATGGTTCTCTGCTCTGCCATTTTCACATCATCGTTTTCGGTTTGTTTAAGGAACACGCTCAAGTCAATGATTTTCTTCTTTAATGATTCCTCGTACTCATTCGCTACTTCCAGCCGTGGAGCGTTATCCGTGATGGTCTTGTTCAGTGTCTCGATCTCAGTGTCTTTACTTCCGATGCTAGTTTCGAGTTCACCAATCTTTGCATCAACTTTTTCCACGATACTATCTTGAATAGCAAGCACGGAATCCTCGGTCAAGTCCTTAACCTCACGGTCGAACCCGATTGATTCAATGATAAATTTCATTTTCGTTTGTCCTCCGTTTACTTGTTTATTGTCTTTCTCTTTTTCTACAACAAGGCTTTGGTCTGCTTCTTTTGCGGCCTCAAATGTTCCTCCACGGCTCTTGCAGTGGGTACTCGCATCTTTAGCATTCCAGACATCTTTTTTATATCTTAATGCTTGTATCTCTGATTTCCCATTTCTTATTCCGTATATAACATCTATACATTTCCCTTCATGTTTCTGTTCGCAGTTCTTTCTTGCGAATTTTTCGTATTGTCCTGGTTCTTTTATTCGACAACTATGTTCATTTTCGAAAGGTTTTTCACCTATGGCGTCCTTAATGGTTAATATTTCATCATATTCTTCTTCTTCATCTGCGCTTTTTCTCACACCCATTCCACGTTGCGCCCCTAACCAGACATCGCTACCCTCGACTGCTTCAGAATGACCCTCGTCTATATATTCGTAATAAAGAACGGCTCCCTGATCGTTTTTAACTGGTTCCAATTTGTCGGCTCTAAATCCAATAGAACTGTCGCCACCAATACCCGCATCCATTTCGTCAATCATAATTTTTGTGTCGTCACTGATAAGAACGTAAAAGCTCGGCTCTAATACTACTAACTTTCCATCCCGATCTTCAACCTGTTTAAGTAATGACTTTAATCCAGACCGTTCAGCATTCTCCATCATGATCTCAATTGCTTCTTCTATTGACACAAATCCCAATTTACTTTTAAAATACCGACCCTTCCCTGGGCCGGAGCGACTATGGCCGATCAGTCGTGACTTTCCCGGTATCGTCATATCAAATGCCTTTAAAATACCATAAGAAAAACGTTCACCATCCCTATCACGCCAGTTATTTGCCAGTCGATCTTCAAATACTCGGATATCCGATTTTTCAAAATGACCTTTCCGTCTCATTCGTTTTTCAATAAGTTGCCAATCATCATCGGATATTTCTTCAACTGCTTTTGTCTGGACTTCATATAGTCTCTTATACTGTTTTTTACCTGACACAAATTCCATTTTTACTCCCTCACTTTCAGAGTGGTTATAATATTTTTCACACTCATCTGCTGTGGCAAATGTCTTCATCCCTTTATGATCTTTGTTTATTTTCTCATATGCTGCGAATCCTTGTGGATCAGGATAATATCTGGGAAACATTATCTGATTATCAATTACCTTGATCCCGTCTTGATTAAGATACCTGTCATTATTTTCAAGAGAGAAATAAAATCCTCTTCTTGTTTCTTTTACAAATTTCATTCAATCCATCCAGATAGTCCTGCAACAATATTCCCAGTATTCCCAATTCCCCTAATCTCGACATCGGTATATGCTTCAAAAACCAACGGCAGTGGACATGGTAAATGAAATGCTGATAGCCAAATTTGCCCTGCTAATTTTTCAACAAACGGTCTATATGATTCATCTGTGATTCTGTCCCGACTTAAAATAGTTATGGTCTGTAATATTCCTGTCGCTGACGACGCATGAAATTCAACCACGTACAATGTCTTGCCTGCCGGCACGGTATAAATCGCTGATTGTGCTGAACTTTCTCCAGTAACTATTAACAATAAACTTGTATCTGCTCCGGCATGGGAACTTGTTATTGTTATTGCCCCTGCTGCCACTCCGCCTGATCCAGCAGTCATTGCTACCACTGAAAATACCCGAACATATTTATTTGTAGTTAATACAGAATCACTACCTTGCAAAATAATCGTTTCATTTTGTTCTGCAAATAAGCTATCCAAACCAGTAATCTTAACAGATCGAATACCTGTTCCGGATGTGTCGTCACTTGCACTCGCCGCCTTGATCGCAAGAATAGTTCCCCGTTTTACATATCCCTGAACAGTTGATATGTGACCGACCACTTCGGCGGTTGCCGCAAGTGCGTGATTGTGGCCGGATAATCGAACTGGTGTTTTACCGCTCACGCTTTCCATTCCAATATTAAACGGATCATTTGTCCACATTTCATTTAAAGTCGTTTGTGCCGACTGTCCCAAACCTTTAGCCGTAACTGTTAGAATCATTAAAATCAAAAACAATAAAATTCTAACATTATAACATCTCCCAAACCACATCTTCCAAATGCTAACCTGTCTTTTATTGTCGACCCCATATGCAGACCAATAGGTTAATGGAATAATCTGTTTTAAATACCACGATAATTTCTTCATATTTACCTCCAAATAAAAAAAGGCCAATTACTTTTTTAATAGTAACTGGCCTGTCGTGCAAGCTCAAAAATGTTATGTTTTATTTTGTGATTATTCTCCTGTAAATATTATTTTGTAATCAGTTTTAATTTCGTCAACCTTTGACGCTGTTGTGAAAAATGCCTTGTAAATACATCCACATTTCGGACACTTGATTTCGATTCTGCCCGTAGTCCCATTAGAATACATCAACAGTTTCGCACCGCACACAGATAATCCCTTGTACAGCTTTTTTCTTTTCCCTAAACAGTAAAGCGGTCTCATTAAAACATTGACCTTTTTTTGTGTTTCGCTTCCTTTTTTCCTTCGATCTCATCACCTTGAAATTCTTTTTCCTCCGGCTCTGCGATAGATCCAATCTTGTCAACTTCTCCGACCTTTAGCTTTCGTTGTCTCTTTTGGCAAAAATGACACCTATCCGGATATTTGATCTTCCCCGCTTTTAAGTCTGCCTTTGCATAACAAAACGTATTACCACATTTACACAATCCCATTTTTGGCTCCTTCCAATTCTTTTAATATTTTATCTGGAAACTGTTTTATTTTTAATAATTTTGAATAATGGCCTACAATATAAGCATTACCAGTATCTTCGCCACTTACAATAATTAAATGATTTTCTTTTTCAAGTCTAATCCCAATCCCGTAAAGACATTTTATTCCGGTTTGTTCTTCAATATAATCCCCCGTCAACCAAAATGGATTCCAACGAGTTGCTGTTGCATAATCACTGCCATTAGGATAATTATATGTTATATTCCACAACCAACCATTTAGACAGCGAATCTGACACGGCGCACTTATATCAACATGATCTATTGGGATACTCGAAAGAATTTCAATCTTATCATATTCACCAGCCCTTTTAGAAATTGCTATAGACGGTGCAATAACGATACAACCTGTCGCACCTACTATCTTTAAAAAGTCTCGTCTATTCATTTCAATTCTTCCTGCGATGTATCTGCATTCCCCTTCCCGGAACAACAAGATTACTCGGAGGCGGAAGGTTCAATCGGATTTCTCCTGTCACTATTTGCAACCGCTGGAATACTGCGTGCAAATTCCAAGCGATCAATCGATTCATATCCTCATTCAACCATGTCTCGGCTTCTCCACTTTGCACCCATTCCTGATTCTTTTCGTTTGTGTCGATCTCTTCGGGAATCTTTGGAAGCATCGCAGAGGTTATCAGTATTTCTTTTTTCAGTGGCTCTTTTCCGTTATTTCCCATGATTATTTCTCCTGTCTCTTTTATGAATCATATTTTACTTTATATACAGCTTCTCGCCAATTCTTTTTTAGCCAAGAGGGAATTAATTTTATACATTTTACAGAATAATAACACAAAGCTGATGCTCCAATAATAATCCATACCATTATAAATCCAGCCTCTGCGTAACTACTTATGCATTCCAATGTAGTAGCCTCCGTTAAATTCTCGAATGGATGAATTTGATATATAACCCACCCAAGTCCAGTAAGTATTCCACCAATACCAGCAATAAGCAAACACATCCCTACAATCCCAAGTATCACCATCCCGATACCTTTTCCTATTTCTTGCAATTTATAAACAAGAAACCATCCTAAAATTTTTAATGTTTCCATCTCTGTCTCCTGTCTCTTTTATGAATTTATATTGACCCTAAAATATTCAAGTTCCTGCGGAGTGTACATTCTATCGTATGGTGTTGTACGTCTCCACGGTTGTTCGACTAACTTTTCAGGAACAAATATCGGACTTCGGTCGCAACGGCAAAAAGGGTGGGAGGATGATACTGGCTCCGGCCCATTACCTCTTTCCCAGATCCTCCCGTCCAGATATGCGCATATCGGACAAGCGTCTGATGCTGCGCTCCATTGTTCATAAGGGATATTGTTTCTCTCGGCACTTGCGTTATATGCTCCATTTACCGCCAGCCCAGATTCACTTCTCGCTATTCGATTCCAATACCATGCCTGACCCTCTCCAACATTCTTATGAATCCAGCGGGCAACTTGCATGGGATTGCGACCTTCTTTAGCCATGACTTTTAAATGCTTCCTGACTATAGGAAGATATTCAAGAGCCAATCGTGTTTTAATTCTACTCCCGCCTCTTGTTATGACCGCTCTGAGATAATCATTGTTCACAACAGGAAAAACTCTATCGCCGATTAATCGCCTGATCTTTTGCTGTGTTCTTTTCAATCCAACAGATCCGGCGCTTACCATCCAATACGGATAGGTCGCCTCCTGTAGAGTTACTTCCTTTTTGGCTAAATCTGTTCCAATTAATTCCTCAATCCATTCATTAAATTCTTTTGTTAGCTCCCTTTCCATTCGGCCAGTATACTTAAACTTTAACGCACTTTCAATATCTTGTTCATCTTCATACATGATCGATTCACGTACTTCATTTAATTTTGGCAAATTCAATACTGCTAAAATATCATCCTCAACCTCGGTTACTTCACGGAATAAACTATTGAAAAAATCAATATGAAGACTTTGCATCTCCGGCCATCGATGCTTGCGATTCGCAAGTTCTAATTCGTGGAAACTCGGCGTGGTTGTCTTGTAACCGCAAAAAGCCATGTCGTCTGGAATGACTAATCCATTAACCAGCGAATTGTGCTTTAACACATCATCGTATATTTCGTCAGTGCCTACATACATTATTTATTATCCGGGTCATATTTTCTCATATATTCCCAAAAGCAATTTGTCGAGCAAAATTCCTTTAGTTCTTCTGGACATGGGAATAATGTATTTATTATTGCCACAGTATCCTCTCCACTGATTGACATTGTTATGCTTGGAAGACATTCTCGTTTGCATTGATCGCAAATATGCTTAATCATTTTTCTCCCCTGCGATTTTTTCTATCTTTCGGTTTCTCAAAATAAATAACCGTAACTCCATCTCTCAGCCTGTACTCTCTGTCGGTTTTGTCAAATCCAAGTTCCTCGATCTTGTCGATTACAGTATGTTCCAAGACTTCATTATGAATACAGTTAAAAGCGACATTGAACTTGTCTGGCTCTTTTACTGGTTTTGTATTTGGTGGAGTTGCAGTCATATTGTTCCACTTACTAATGTTTTAAGTATTCTATTGTCTTGTTCTTTTCTCCACGACTGACCCAACTTGAACATTCTAATACGTGATCTCTTTTCACATTCCTTACACTTATCATTAATTGGCCAGTCTTTAGGCAAGGTAAACGTCCCATCTTTGTTTTTGCCAGTACCACATTTAGAACAACGACTATTCATAATATCCCCACATCAATTTTAACATAAATCGATGTCAAGGTAATATTCCCCGATGAATCACTTGCCATTATTGCCCCTCTATCCCTCAGAGAAATTCCACAAATTGTCGTCTCCGTTTGCTCTTCAAAATCATCACACGCTCCCGCCATCACTTCTTCAAGTTTTTTCTTTAATTTCTTTACTTCTTCTATATCCATGATTGATCCCTATTATTCGCTATACTTAATCTTCACAACTTCCAATGGAGTCTCCACATATCCTTCAAGATGAGATATAAAAATTTCGTCTACACATACATTTGTTTCCAGTTCAAACTTTTCAATAGCTATATATATCTCGGCTTCTAATGCCCCCTTTAACATACCTCTTTTTGCTAACTTCTCTTCGCCTTCCCCACGTTTTCTGATGATACTTGCTGCTCGCAAAAATAACTCTTGAACACGAGGTAAGATTACCTGATTATTAGCCATCTCGATTAATTCCTGCGCAACTTCATCATCGGTCATTTTTCTAACTTCTGGCTTTTCCATGATTGACTCCTGTCTCATTTCTCTTTTATGATACACTCACTGGGAATACGATCTTTTTCGCTTTCCCATTTTTCCGCTCATTATAAAATGATAACGCCATTTGCTCCACCATCCTGCGTCCCTGAAATGACTTGTACCAGCCCTTCGGAGCTTTCCCCTTGAGAACTCCTTCTTCCTGCAAATATACTTCCGCCCCAGGTGGATCAGTAAAACCCATTTCCAATAACTGAACAGTGGCTTCAATGACTTTCAATACTCTCGTAGCGTCCCACAGACCGGCCTTTGCTTGATTTTCTTCATCCATCAGATTAACGTCATCCCAAATAATGTCCCACTTTTTTCCAGCATCACCTGTTAAGATTAGAAAGGTATCAATCACCCTGCCAACTAAATTGTTTTTTATTTTCTTCCGCTCTGATTTAATATTTGAAATTAGCATATCACTTTGTTCTCTTGCCATTGTTTGACGTGCCGACCATGATACACCAAGCATGTGAGGCGGAATATCTATTTCTGCGATTACCTGTTCAAACAATGTCCTTACTGGAATCTCGTTTGTCAATACATCCCCATCTGCTCCAAGAGTCTCAATCTCAACCTTTCCGCCCTTACTGATAGAACCAAATATATCGTATGTTTTTCCAAGATTTCTTGCCTTCATTGCTACCTTCATTTGAGCAGCTAAGCTATTTTTAAGGCTTGTAGCCTCTTCATCATCACCCTCATCTCCCGCAGTAACCATCCCAATATAGGTGGGATCTCCGATTCTCCATGTTGCATTTTTCCATGACTGCTCCATCGTTATAATAACCTGCGCAATAAATGGAAGCGCATACAGTAATGAATATCCTTGCGGGTGTCCCTCTCTTTGGTCGAATGCTAAATAATTAATCAAGTCCTGATTTTCAAATGGAATTGGCTGCCAGTGTATATCGGATCTCATTGCAAGCTCAAGCTGTTTTGTCTCTTTGTTTTTCATAAATGTAATATCTTCGGAATTCGCTACCTTCAATCCGTACACATCCGATAGCGTTCTCGTGGGAACTATTTCACTGGCACAATAGCCGGTCGCAAATGTGGAATCTGCGTTCTCTGCTATGAACGTATTTAGCCCGGATGTTAATTGGTTAATGATTCTAATCTTATCCTTGAAGTCGTCCAACTTCTCCTTCAGAGCATTATTGCCATACGTTTCAAACTGATAGTCACCGATTAATTTAGTGCGCTTCAGAATTCCTATATTTATAAATGGGATGGCTTCCCGGATCATTTTGAACATTCTTAGATTATGATTTAATGCAATATAGCCGCCGAGTATATCGCTGAACGGATGTGCGAATGAATCTCGAATCTGCGCCAAGGAGTTTTCCGTCTTTGGCTGTGCTGATTGTTTTCCAAAAAGTCTTTTAAAAAGATTTGTCTTGCGCTTCATCGGTTAACTCTCCTGATCGATCATAGCAAACCCAAAGGCGAGTCGCTGGTCAATATTACTTTCGGAGGTCATTGTCTCATATAAGTCATCGGTCAGGTCATTCAAAGGATGAGGGCATAAATAATCAGCCACTAATTTTCGTGCCCGATTAAGAGGAATACGTTTTGGGAGTTTTTTAGAGCATTTTGATATCATATTTTATGATTCATATTTAAGAACCTTTCGGTTTTTAGATAGTTTATTATACGAACTTTTTTTCACAATGTCAAGAAGTTTTTTTTGTCAAGGCTGGTAATGGCATCCAATGAGTAACACGTCTTTTTAATGAAACCCCCTCGCTTGACTCAAACCATTGGCCTTCTTCGTATTTGGCTATTATATAGATTTGATCTTCATCCATACACGCCAATACCTCTTTGCAGTTTTCCGGGAATTTATCTTTACCATACCATTGGTTAAATCCATCTGATTGCTCCATGCTAATATTATTAATATAATATGATATAGCTTGATGAACCTCGCTACTTGACAACTGACCATATTTATATTCACTGCAAATAACTTCGATTTGTTGTATGCATTCTTCTTTTGTCATTATCAAAACCCTTTCTTTCTAATCGTTCACCACCTTATCGTCCAGCGCTTTTTGTCCTTATCCAACTTAACCTCATACCCTAATATTATGAGCGTTGGTATACACCTTAAAAATTCGTTCTTGCCAATCGTGTCTGTTCTGTCGACAGAAAATGGAACCTTCAGCATCATCTCCGGATTTTCAGAATCAGCCATGACCGCAGCGGTTCGGATTTGCGCCAGTATATATTCTACCCCCTTGTTATGTCGTGCATAAGATAGTGCCCTGGCATCCCTTGCTGTCATTAATCCGGGGTGCGCATTAGCTGTTATTTTTTCAGGCATTTTTTACCTCCATTATCTTTGCCTTGTAGTATACCGTCTTAGAATACCTCGACTTTGATTTTTTAATGAGATCATATTTAGACAAGCTTATTATCGGCCCATCTGTAGAACCGTAACTCATATTGAACTTTTCCATTAACTCTTTTCGTGTAACCCAGGTTCCCTTTCCGATCATGTATTTGTACACCCTGATATATAACGGCAAAAAACTAACATTAATTAAATCAATAATGTGCAAGGGGAGTTTCCCAAATGGGACATTCCGCCCGATCCGGCGTTTGCCAGATACCACATAAGAATACCCTCGCTTCTGAATAACCAACGTAAACCCGTCCATGATTTCAATTCTCTGGTTCATTTTATCCTATAAAAATAGACACGATCATTAATACATCAATCTTTTTCATTTTATTTTCTCCCATGTTTTTCCTGTCCATCGTTTCCCGAATTTTTCCTTCATCACAAATGCCAGCCAGAGTTGTTCCATAGAACCATACATAGCAAATCGTGATCCATATTCAGATGTTGAAAATTGGTATATTTCTGCGCATATTGTTTGTAATCCATGTTCCCCAAGCATCTCCTGTAATTGATCTTGACGGGGAAGCCAAATAGATTGCGTTTTATAACTCCATCCGGGTTCACCATCATGTATTGATTCCCACCCATCTGGTATGCTACCATAATATGGATCGCTACAGTCAGAAAAAGTCTCAATTCTATTTTCGAACTTTCCCGAATAATATCCTCGAATCCCTTGAAACTTATCCCCTTCTTGTGGCTTCCATAATTTCTGTATCTCTTTAGCCTCTCGGTTCATCTTGATGTAAGTTTCTGTAGTGTCCATTATTTTCCCCTTTCAATATAATCTTCTCCGTTCCAAATCCTATTATGAATTCTCTGCATATAGTATGCCTGCCACATTGCTTCGTGAGATGTAAATAGTTGGAGCGGATCTTTTGTGTTAAGTGTGTTACGGTTACCGCTTGCTCCGACTATTGTTATCTGGTCATTAGATAGACTTTCGTTTCGTTCATAGTAGAAGTTCTGTGTCCATTCAATAAATCCTTCCAATACCTCTGCGATTCCGAAATTATTTTCCCCTATCTGCCTGCGCCAAAATCGAACATCAGGAATATACAGAAATTCATCAAGGTTTTTATTGAGCTTCTTTGATAAATTAACAACCGTATGCTCCTGAATCCACCTGAAATTTGCTGTCTCAAAATGCAGTGCTGCCACATAAGTGACTGGCTCTGCGATATACTTTCTCTGGATGTATTGATCGCCTTCACTTACTGGGTACCATTTATAAAATGGATCAGCTTTCTCTGTCATTTCTACATATTGCCAGTTCATTATATTTCATAATCCGAAGCTATTGTTTCAATAAAAAATCCATTTCCCTGCTGCCTGACTTCCGAATAACATTCATCACATCTATCTTTCTGGTTGTGTCCTAATCTTAACAATCCCCTTCCACAAATAGGACATCGATGTGTATATCCATCATCTACTAATAACTCGATTCGACCAATTCTTACTTCAAGTTCATCTAATTTTTTTTTAATGTCATTATTCATGCTCTCCCTCCTTAAAATGGTAACGCCTCTGTTTCTCTTTCAACTAAAATAAATCCGTCCGAATGTCCTCTATACTTTAACATTAAATAAGTCCCTGCCCATACTAAAGCATCTAATCGGTTTGGGCTCCATCTTGGGTCACCTATATATGTTAACATTTCATTTTCTAATTTGGGGAAACTTCCAACATGATGAATAAGTCCTTTTTCGTATTTTGCCGAAATCGGATCTGCCCGAACAATCTTCCCCCTGCTCGCGTGAACCAATTTAACGGGCACGTCTTTGTCTACTGCCTTGATAACACTTTCAACCATCTCTCCACCGTAATTTGATTCTGCCACGACATAATTTGCCTCCCATTCATGATATGCCTCTACAACCTGCCTTCCCCATCCTTCGGGTCGTGCATTGATCGATTTATCCGCCAATACATAACCATGCAAATCATCTTCCCCAAGTCCCATTACAACTATTCCCGTCTCTGCTGATTTAATATTTCGCCCTTGTGGATCAACACCAACAACTACCTTCCTAAGTTTTGGGGCTGTTTCTATATATGCCTTTGTAATCATTTCAACTGTCCACAATGCCCCTGGTACTTCCTCAATATCCTCCGCCATTATTTCCTGTTGATACGCCAAAGAAGTCATATCTTGTGTTATTTCCTGCAAAGCATTTTCGCTGATATGTGGATTCTCATGACTGGTAAAACTAAAAGCTTCCCATCGTCCTGTAGTATCTGCTTTCGCTTTTTTAAATAATTTAGCGGCATGTTGTGGATCGTATGCCTTTGTAACACTTCTTGTTCTGATCGACGGAGGCGTATAAATAAATATTGCATCACCATCATTATCCAATAACATTGGTGCACCGACAAGTCCCCATGCGTCCTCATTCATTAATTGCCATTCATCAAGAATAAGAAGATCGGCATAATCCCCCCTCAATGTATCAGCATTCCAGGCGGTCTTTGCACGTATGCGCTGTTCCGTCCCTTGCACTTCAAGGATATGCTTAGTCTCATTTTTATATAATATATTCGATTCAATTAACTCCCAAAATGTACTCACTATTTCATGCCAAAAACGACTGACCTGATCGTCTGTAGGTGCAGCATATAATATGCGCTGTTTATCATATATAAACCGGCGACCCGCTAAATCTGCAACACCAACAGTTTTCCCCGATCTTCTACCTGCTCGTATTATTTTCCTCTTCGCCTTACTGTCAATAAATTCTACCTGCTTATCATGCGGCTTTCGGAAATGAGCTATATTGCCAAAATTATCTGTCATCTTTTACGATAACCTCAATTGGCCCCTTGACTGCAATATTGCTATCGATCTTCTGTCTTGCTCCAAATTCATCGAACTCTGTCCGCTCTGCTAACCATGCTATCGCTTGCCATTGTTTCTGTGGAAGTTTAATTATATGCTTTTCATTACAATGCGGACAAGTCGCTTCAAATTCCCCTATGCCTGCAGTTTTAATCATCTCAGCATAGAGTTTGCACTTTTCCGCTCGTGCTTTTTTTAACCGGTTGCTTAAGTTGCTTTTATAAACAGGATTCGGTGTTTTATCATCTTGTAAGTATTTGTTTTGCCATCGATAGAACGTTACTTTATTAATACCCACTAAATCACAAGACTTTTTATCTGAAAGTCCAGACTTGATTGCTTCCTCTAATTGTACCACAATCTCTTCACAGTATTTCATTTTCTTTGTTTCTCCCTCGGACATTTCTTCATTTTAAATATTTCATTTTCCCCTGTCTGTTGTCCACAATGTTTTCCATCATCACTACATAGTGGACATATCTTTTTTATTAATTTGCAATATTCGTACATTCCCTTTGCTATTTCCTCTATTATTCCAATTCCTTTGCAATCACTTCTTTTGTTGTTCCACACTTCGTACAGAAAAGCATGGCATATGAGTTGCATTCATAGTGCAGACAAGTTCTATTGCCATCCTCATCTTTCGCTATTTTATCATATGTTTGTCCGGGATTTAGTGGAAAATAATTATGTTTGCATTCCATGTTATAATTTCCCTCCTGTATAATTTATAACTTCTTGAATATTCTCTCCAATCTTGTGCGAGTTGATATTTTATAATCGCTAAATGATCCCCTTGGGCTATTCATGAAAATTCCAATATTTGTAAGGTTAGAATTTATTAACTCCTCAAAACATTCTTTGCATATACATCCATAATTGTCTGAATATCTCTCGACCAAAAGACTGCCACAATTACCTCTATCACAATTTAATACTCCCATGATTACTTTCCCCTTACATTAAATATTGTGAGTGGGATGAAATGGATTCGAACCATTACCTGCGTTTCCACCAGGAACTTGTTTCTAATTGTTTCCACCCGGGATTTGTGCACATGCTCTTCCAATAAGCTATCATCCTTCTCACATTAAATACAAATAATTCCTTATGATACTAATTAATATTTCTTCTGCTTTATAATAATCTGGTCTGGGTGGAAGGTCTGATCTTACATATGCTTCTTTTGCCAAATCAAACAAATGATCAGATTCCTTTTTAACTTGTTGTAATGTCCATTTCCCTTTTTTAATTTCTTTTAGTTCCTCTGCATCTGGTCTCGCTATAATCAATCTCCCCTCTGTTAAAAATTCAATCCCCATTCGAAGAAGTCTAATAAGATGACAAGCGTTTTTTACGTCAAATCCGAATCGTTCAACCAATGCTTTTCTCTTAGCTCCCATGTATCCATTAAAATTACAATGCTCCATCCGATGTAACTGACTATATGCGTAGCCCACGAATGAATGATATGCTTGTTTGGAAGAAAACATATCTCTGTTTTCTAAAAGTAGTTTTCCTACTTCTGATGTATAAATTCTATGAATATCATCAACCCAAAGTAAACTAAGAATATTTGGATTTTGTTTTAACAGCAATCGAAATGCTTTGCGAATCTCATACACAACAGAATCCCATTCCTTATATTTCTTTTCTTTTTGTTCAAAGTTATGCAACCCAAGATATACATTGGGTTCTGCAAAACATATTCCCAATATATCCTTATCATCGATAGAATCCTTGTCCTCTTGGGGAACATATGTCCCATGTGCTATTGATCCACGATAATTGAGCATGATCATATGGGGCGGTATAATATTATTGGTTTCCTCAATAGATAAATTATTTAATTTTATCTGTTCTTTCACTATTACATATCTCCCAATAATGGTTGATAGCTAACGGTCTGCGGTGGATTGTCTATATTAAAAAACTCTGCAATATATCTTTTGGGAAGTTTCCCCCATTTACTACATACAACTCGATCATTCTCGATCGGCGCATGAATATCCCAAGCAAAAATAATCGGGGAATATCCATGATCATCTCTAAATAAGTATGACCCGCTTTTTATATGTATTATTCCTCTCATCAATCCCACTCAATCCATTCAGTCATAACGGGAACAACCCTAAGATCAAATCCATTCCGCAACCTCTTCAGTTGTCCCATAATAAATTCTGCTTGAGATTTTCGGCAACATTTACATTTTAACCGTTTAGTAATATTATTATTTTTATCAACTCTTACTATTTGCCATTTTCTGATTTTCACTTTTCCCTCACATTAAATACAAAATAAATCCCATTAAAAATCTTCCAATATCCCATACCCAAGTCATTTGTGGGTCGATCCAGTTACCGTCAAAAGGCCATCCGTTGTAAGTGTCTGCTTCTGGTTTTAGATATTCATACCTCATTTCCCAGACAACCCAATTCATCAGGGTCAGTGCCACTGCGTTTTTAAATGTTATTAAAGGACTGTGATCCTTGGAATGCTCAACACCCAGCAATACTCCTGTCCCGAAAAGTAAAACCTTCGAGCCATAAGCATATTCATGATACCCTTTGTCCGTTCTTTGGTTTGTCTCTTTTGTAGATTCGAGATAAGATCCTGAAAAACTCGTGAGCATCATGGCCACCTTGTTTTTATTTATTCCTGCATAACTATAAGATACGAATAATAATAAACAAATCAAAATTAAATTTTTCATATTTGGCTCCTATTATTATAACAATCCCCTGTCAATCATGTCTTTATAATAATTGTACTGACTTCTAATTTGTGTTTGATTCTTCCCGGTCATTCCAGTTTTCATAAATAGTGAATACACATGGCTCTTGCTTTTGCCTTCTTTGATCCACTTAACAAAAAACGCTTGCCTCATTTCTCTTTGATCTTTTCTTATTCTGTTATATTTTTTGCGCCGCCCTTCGAATGATTCATTCTCTCGCATTCCCACTGGATCTTTCATTCTCCTGCCTCATTTTCCTCAAGATTAGGCTGAATATCATCTCGAACACATTCATTGTATGCTTTAAATAATGCGTTCATCACTTCCTTTTGAAATTCCATGCCATGATCTATTCCTAAAAATAAATCCTTCCAGAATAAATTCAACCCACCATCTTTAAATTCAAACCTTAAAGCTTCTTTGTCTATTTCTATCTTCATTCTCTCCCCTTTCTTTTAATGAATCTTATTCACTCTTGCCAACATTTCAATATGGGCAAAAATATTTTATATTTCCTCAATCCATCTTTTTCTCGACTTATTCATTTAATTTAATATCATCCAACAAATCGGCTGTATTCTGCATAATAGAAACAAGTTGCTCTGAGATACTAAATCGTTTAGTATTAATCTTAATACTTTCTCGTATATCGCCATCCGCATGACGTTTTGTTGCCGAATACCAATCTGCGAACATTTCAATCAAATCAAGCATATTCATTTGGCTCATATCAGATTCTTTCTGAAATTGCGAATACCCACAAACATCACAATAATTTGGCATAAGTTGAAACTCTTTAAAACAACCATTACAAACATATTTATTAAAATGCTCTGGGTGGTGCCTATTAACTTCATAATGATGATCAAGTGCTGGCTTCATTTCTTGCAAAAATATTTTATATTCATCTGATCCATAAGTTGTATTTCTCAATTTAGGAGTGTATTTGAGGAAAATTTCAAACTCTGGACTCTTTAATTTGCTTTGATCATGCTCCATGCTTTGAGTTAAAAGACGAACAATTAAACTATGAATTGTATCCCGTACCATTTTAATATGTTTTTTTGTTTCTTGGACAGCCTGTCTTTTTGTCATTTCTTTATTCTCCTTCCTCTGCCCATGTTGACCTCGGTGACAAAGCTTTTCTCGGTGTTTTTAATTCCTCTACAGAAGCGGTCGCCCAGTCGAATAAATTATTATTATTGTAAGCATGGATGCCATATTCCAGAGAAGTAGTATCTCCAAGATTTCTATAGACTAAGTCATAAGTTCCTTCATCTAAATTGTATGTTTTTTGATTACGTTCCACATCCATTGGGTCTATACTTGTGATCGTATCTGTCTCGGCTCCAAAAGTTCTTATGAGAATTCCCATAAATGAAATCTGAGTAAGGTACGATCCCCCGTTAAGTTCGTATGTTTTCCTTATTTCATTATCACCAGTCAGGCAGATTTTGTTATTAAGTTGTTCGGTCTGCGAAATCCATCCTTGACCGTTATTGTGGATTGTCCATGCTCTCGCCATATCAGGCATCGGAGTGCCACCAGTTGGAGGCGGTTCGTCAGGTGGAGGAATATCTCCGTCTATCACATTAACATAAACCGTATCTGCTGGATCAGATTCTACGGCTCCCCGATCAGGATATATTGACGTAACAAAATAAAGGCTATTCACAGTCGCAGGAAAAACCATGAACAATTCTACGGTTCGATTTGTGACCCAGCCTGAACTATAATTCCAGGAATGAACAATAAATTCACGGTCTAAATTGTATAAATTGTTCTCTTGATCGATATTCTCCCACTTTACAGAGTAGTTCTGACCTTTGACAAATTCGAACGTACCCTGCCCTCTTGCCAATCCAAAGAACACAATCATCATCACAAATGCGATTAAGATGATTAATAGTATGTCAATCTTTTTCATTGTTGACCTCCTTTATCGCATTTATTATAATATTTTTATGCTCATTAACAATTTTATCAAAAGAAACACTGTCTGAATCGTTTAGTCCTTCAAAATATGCAACATTCATTGCTCTGTCTATCAGTTTCTTTAGTATTTCTTCTTTTATTTCAGATATGTTTTTCATTATTGACCTCCTGCCCTTGCTTTATATGTTCTAAATATTCGCCAACCATATCATATAAAACTTGCATTGAATCCGAGCATAAACGAAAACTGCGCATTTGATTTTGCTCAAACATAAAAAGATATAACATAGCTGTTTGATCAGATAGCTCATTTAAGCTCAACGTGCCGCCCGTTATTAATCCTTTAGACTGGCTGAATAATTCTGGTATTTCTGATATCTGTATTTTCATTTGTTTTTTTATTTCACCTTTCATTGCTTGACCTCCTTTAAATTACAAATGGCATTTATTGCACCAACAATAAATTGAGCCAGCGTTAATGTTTCCTCACTTTCAAAATGCGAATCACATATCTCAATAATATCTTTTACTGATGACTGTCCACCCCACCCATCTTCTACAATTTCGCCTTCATCATATTGTTCTTTTGTATACCCATAACTTTCAATTTCTCTGGTGCTTGGATGGAATGTTCCATTATACCATAATTTAATTTCAGATGAATCATCATCTTTAAAATTCACCACCACTCTTGTTCCGTAGTATTTCCCATCAAGAGGCAGTATCTCTGCACTTTTTACAAACCCAATTTCAGATCCTGCACTGGCATCCCATTTCTCTTCTAATTCACAGCCGTCTAATTTTCTGCGCCACGGCTTTATGCAGTTGCCATAAACCCTCCTTGCCCATCCAGGATTGTTTGACTTGTGGTTAGCACAGAACATATTAGTACACATTATCTTAATTCCTTCTTTCTGTGTGATTCATTTCTTTTTTCAATTTCTTTACCCACCCTTACACCCTCAAAAAATACGTCAAATACGTTATTGATTTTTTGTTTCAACCTCCTTGGTTTTTTCTTCTCTCCTGCCTTTCTTTTTTCTTTAATGTCATTTACTGTTATCATTATTATTCCCTTCATTGTAAATATTCTTAGCCGGCGTATCCAAATAATATTTGTTGATAAACAGCACTTAGTAATTGTGCCTTTTGCCATTGCGCCGGATGCCATTTTTTATAATAATCCCTTTTCTGGTTCATATGATAAAGCATCTCTTGTATTTTCCATAATTTCTTGAACATTCTTTTAGGAATTTCATAATAGCGCAAATCATAAAAACCAGTATATGGCACATAGTCATTAGTACACATTTCTTTCTTCATTCTCTCTCCTGCCTTTCTTTTTTAAAGCCTCGGTGCTACACTTGCCTTGCTTTTTTTCTCTGGTTTGAGTATTAATGGACAATTTGAATAATCGCATTTTTTCTTTGTTAGCGTACAATCCACTTCCCAAAAAATCCCCCATATAATTAGTATGCACAGTTCCTTGTTTGCAATTACCCTCTAAATCTTTCCATATAATCAAAAATCTGTATTCTTTCTCCATCCCGACACTCTCCTTTCAATCAAATATCTGGATCAATTTCGTGTAATTATCTTTCTGCTTCTTCCTCTGCTGTTTCGTTTTCACATCCCCGCTCAATTAAAAATTCTATAAATTCTTCAAAAAACTCATTTACAAATTCTGAAATTTGATTACTCATTTCTCTTGCTCTCCTTTTATCACCGTGCGGTCATTTGACTGTGCAAATTTTACCATAGCAACAAGCACCCTTGGTTCGTACATAGTCTTCATTAAATCATTCCAATCGTCACCAAATGTGTCATGTAAAATTTGCTGTGCTTCTTTTAATTCTTTCTCCATCTCCCGACACTCTCCTTTCAATTTCTATGTAAATCCTTTCTTAGCCGGCGTATTCATGGGTACGGAATCCCGAATAGACTGTATACCCATTTCTGCAATCGAGCCGTATTTTCTTTTTTGAATGGGACATTTTTGATTTGCCCGTACTCCTTTTTGAGTAGGTCAATGTCATCATGAACATCATACCCCTTGATCAGTAGTTCCATTGCTTCCGCAAGTTCCGCCCTTGCGTTGTCAACCATAGTCTGTCCACCGATATTTACTCTGAACAAATGACCATCAGCCAATTCCAGTTTGTCAAGTATTGTTTTCATGATTCATTTTCCTTTCTCTTTTCCTTTTAATGATCGACATATAATACGGGAATTATAATCATCTTTTAATATTTTTAAATCTTTATGAACTTTTATAACGCAGATACCCAACAAAATTATAGCTACTTGTGTTACTATCAAACAAAAAGATATTACATTAATCATAACCTAATCTCCCCATCTTTAAATTCTTTAAATGATCGACATATTTACATGATCGATCTGATTGATCATACTTCATATGTGATAATCACACAACCCGTTTGTTCCATTTCATCCTCTCAATCTTTTTATGTTATGCAATCTACCATCCAACCTTCACCCGGACTCTATGTTGGCCCTTCACCGTGGTACGTTCCGGTTTAGTCCACGATCTACTCTAATTCACTGGGAGCTTTTACGCTATGGTAGAACACAATTCAAATTATTGGCATTTATTTTGATTTGTTGCCAGTAATTTGTTTTATTCAAATTTCGCATAACTTCGGTTAAATTGTAAATCAATTTCTCCAATCGCTCCTTCACGATGTTTTTCAACAATCAGCTTCGCCTCATATTCTTTAAATAAACTTTGCATAGTCTCTACTCAAACCCTCCAATTAAAAAACTCCTTAATGTTTATCAATAAATCATATATGAAAAATTTAACATTATAATAATTAGAATAATACAAATAATAACTTACACAGTACCACAATGTGATACGCCCAGATCCATGGCAAAAACCACATGGTATATATTTTTTATGAGTATCTAATTCACAATATAAGTTCGTATACCAGTTCTCATTAAAAAATTTAATATTAACTTTCCCCACTCCATTACACATAGTGCAGTTCATTCATACCTCATTGTGTTTGGCTTCATATTCTTTCTGTAACTGATACGGCCTTGCAATTAAAACTTGACCAATCATATATCCCGCCTGCATCATTGGTTTTCCCATGTCTGCCTTACAGATGTGCTTTCCTGTTTCTTCAAGCCTTGCACACCTTCCCCCTAAATCTTCTATAAATTTCTTGTGGGCTTCTCTTGCAGGTGATGAATCACACGTTGTCCTATAGGCATTAGAATTAAAATAGGTTTCCCGTGTATCTGGGGGGCGTTCTCTATCCATCCCAGAACAAGATGCTTTTAATTCTGTTGGTGTTGGGAATGCTTTCGGGTTGTAATTTTGGGATAGTTCCTGCATAATATGATAAAAAGTATTTACTGAAAAGTCTTTGAGTTCTTTGTAATAGCCTGGCTCAAGGCTCTTTATTGCTTCTATGCTTTTCCAGTGTATTAAAGCCATTGGTGAAAATGTATTATGGAATTCTTGTTTTGTCATCAGAACGGCTCCTTTTTCTTAATCGCATCAAACACCCATTTTTTCATAGCAAGGTAATGAGACTTATATTTGTAACCTTTCATCTCAATAGATTCAGAAAGATATTTAATGGCTTCGAGAGTTGTTTCTTCGGTGTATTCAGTATTTAGTTTTTCAAGTTCTTGGTCAGTAAGTAAAATATTTTTAAATTCGCCATACTTATGTTTTACTATACTTTCCTTTCCTTTACTTTCTTTTACTTTACTATACTTTACTTTACTTTGTGTACCAATGTTTACTATTTCAACGTTTATGCTATCATCTTGTGAGTTTATGTATGCGGAAACATCAAAAAGACAATATTCTTTAATAAATCGTCTGTTTTTTCTTCTAATAATTCCTTCCAGGTATCGCTTCTGTATTCCATTCGATGTTAATATTTGATAATTTTCAAACATTTTTTTATCGAATATATTAAAATGTATTGCATCGTCTATAATACTGTCCAATAATTCCAAATCAACATTAATTGATTTTTTAAATAGTAATTTTTTATTTTCAGTCCATTCATACCAGTAACCAGTTGAGTAAATCTTTTTCCATAATCGTATAATAATACCATAACCTTCAATCCCATATTTTGCTTCTATTAAATCCAATTTATCATCATTGTGCACATCAAGAGAAAAATAATCAAGTCCATCTTTTTGTGGGCGTGCCATTAATTTTCGACCTTTCTTTTCCAATCATTGTTTCTACGCCAAAGACCGATACGGATTAATTCCCAAGCCTCTACATTGCTTATCCTGATTTCTGATGCGACAAACCTATGGCATCCATATTGTCCGTTGTGCAAATCATAATACTTCATAGCTCTATCAACCATTGATTCGCCAAAAAGCTGGTAATGCAATTTACGTTTTTTATATAATTTCTTCTTTTTAGTTTGATTCATTTAATTTCCCAACAAAAATGCCAAAGCGGACACATTCTGGTCAAAAACATCAACTTTGGCATTATTAATAATCTAATTTCCATTTCAAAATGTGTCCTTATAAAAATTCTGTCCTTGACCTCTATTTAATATAATTATTAATATCGTAAAAAGCAAGTGTTATTTTTATAATCAATTAAATAACGCTAACTGTTTGTCTGCCTCATATATTCTGTCAAGATTACAACAATCTCCTTTATTATAATTTACATTATCTCTAAACCATAAATGGTGATCCTTAACATATTCACCAACGCTTAATTGTTCAAATCCATTTATTTTATTTACAAGTTCAATTTTCTTTTTTAACGGCAAGTGATAATAACCACCATATTCCAATGTATATTCTGAATAGTCTATATTAAAAGATTTTCTTATAAACGAGTTAACCTTCAAAAACTCTACAAGTATTTTATTACACCTTATATTGTTTAATGTTTTAAAGTCTATGTTTTGTTCAAGATATGGACTCAACCTGACACTTACATCGTAACCTAAGCCATATAATTTTTCAATAGATTTTATTCTTTTACTCGTACCAGGTGCATTTTCATATTCAAAACATTTCTTATCGTCTGTAGTTGTTATTGTTATTTGAAAGTGTGCTAAGTTTTTATCGTAAATTTGTATGTAATAATCACTTGAAACCATATTGTTTTTTGTTACAATCAAATAACTAATTCTATATTGATTAAGTAATAAAATTGTATTATATGTGACACTTTCTTGTGATTCTATTGGCTGAAAACAATCTGTCATACCACCCAATTTTACAAAATCATATTTAGGTAATTTTCTAATTTTATTTCTTATTTTATGAATGTTTGCAACCCTTGGCAACTCAACACCAAACAAACCCCTAAAACTCAATAAGCTTTTTGCATAGCAATACTTACAATTGTGCTGGCAACCACAACCATAGGTGTCTAATCTCTTAGTATATTTACACCAAGTATTGAATTTTCTATGTTCTATAGATTTGTAAAAACTTTTAAATTCTTTCATTACAATCTACCAATTGGCGGATATAATTCTTTTATTTTTTTCATATCACCTTTATAAAACACAAGTATCTTTTGTTCTCTTTTAGGGAATTTCCTATAATCCAATGTTCTTTTTGCGTGTGCTAACCTTGTAAACTCACACTCTAAATAAACTATTTTATTATAAATATATAATCCTTGCTCCCTAAAAAACAATTCATGCTCGGCTTCACATCCATAATAGCCACCGTCCTTTCCCCTACTATCGCCAACCATAGCAACAAAAAAACAATTATCATTTAAACTATCTATAGCTTTTTTATAACCAGAAAACAAAGCATCCCTAAATTCTTCATACGTTCCAAGCGTATTAATCTCTCCACCAGGTGAACTTCCATCATAATCTATATATTTTTCAACCCTATAATATGGCGGACAGGTGAAAATTAAATCAAACATTCCATCCGGTTTATAGGTTGAGCTATCACTTTTGATCCATTTCACATCTTTAAAATCACTACATATTTTATTGTTAGCATCACATTGATTTTGTCTTATTTCACTTGCTACATATTTATAACCATAACTACCAGATATAAAACCAAATTGAACACCACCACCAAAAGGATTATAAATGCTTTTACCGGTCTCTGGCATAAAAAACCGCAATATGACCTCACATGCAACAGGATCTAAAACGGAGGCGTTGCCATTAAATGACTTACCTTTTTTATTTATTACCTTACCATCTTCTACGATTTGTGATGCTAACACAACGTTTGAATATCCGTTAGAGCCTTGCCAGCAACCATCACGAGAAGCATATTTGGGATTTGGTACATTATGTTTTTCCCCAGCATCTTCAATTTTCTCGTTCCATTCTTTTTTCATTCTTAACCAATCCGACCTCGTTGTTGTCCATGCGTTTGTCATAGTTGCGTGTGCTAATCTTTTCATTCTAACTTGATCTAATGTACCATAAACCATATAAGCAAATCCACTTAAATTCAAATATGTTTGAAACCCGATTGATTCAAATACGGCAGGACATTCCAGATCATGTTTTGTGCTAACAGTCATTATCATTGGATAACCGAAAGTATTCTGTTCTATGATTTCACCAACCATATCTCTATAAATATCTTTGTCTTTTTTATTTAAAGACATAGCAGATTGTAGTAAACAGAATTCTTTTGCTTCGTGGTTAATTTGAAACGTAAAAAATCCACTAAATTCATCATTTATTTTTAATATTATTGCAGAATGTATCTGCATATTTTTACGTGCCGCCCTATATGCAACCCCATCTTCAATTGCAAGTTTTGCGACTTGTTCTTCATAACCAGAACCAATAACACTTTCAACGTAAATAAATTCTACGTTCTCACTAAATAATTTTAACATTTACACCCCTCTTACTTTACAAGATCCTGAATTCCGCATCCCAACGCTTTCGCTATGCCAGTGAGCGTACTGATTCGGGGATTCCCGACCTTCCCCTTTTCTACCATGTGCAATGCGGGAATCGTTATCTTTGCCCGCTTCGACAATTCCGCAAGAGTCCACCCGTTTTGTTTTCTCAACTTTGTTATTAATTTTCGATTAATCATGTGTTGACTCCTTTTTTTATCCCGAACGGTGTCCCGTGACATTCAGGACAAATTACATAATCTTCTATTCCATGTTTATCCTTTGCTGCTGCTGCCGTTATCGGCGAATAAGGTTTTTTAGATTTATCTTTTGGATTTTTTAAGCCGAACCCAAAACAAGTAGTACAATTTTCTATGTGTTCGATCCAGCATTCCTTACATATCCTATGTTCTTGACCCATGTCATTTTTAGTCATGTTTTATTCCTCCTTTTTAAATTAGAGAACTGCCCCTGACAGGATTCGACGACACCTGCATTTCGTTTTAAAGTTTCCATCTCACTCGTGACATACTCTCCAATTCATGGATTTATGGTATGCCTGTAGCCGAAATCTGGATGGAATCAGTGCGTTTGATTTCGCCACAGAGGCAACTTCTCTCAAAACATTATCTCCCATCATTTGTTATGTCTCTATAATCACATACATCTTTTCCATTATGAATCATTACAAATAATTCTGTCATAAGCCAATAATTTCTATTGGTCTGTGGAACTTGATCATACAATTCGAGAAGTATTTCACATTTTGGACATTTCACTTTATGTCTCCTACATTCTTAGAACCACATTTAGGGCAGCATTCACCTTCGATATAAATATCATCGCCATAGGAGTTTGGATTGTGAAGGTCGGCCTGTTGACCCTGCCAGCCACATTCACATTCCACTTCAGGCTCAGGCTTATCTGGTTCATTATACGGTGCAAAATGTTCTTCTTGCCATTCTCTATACATCGGTAAATAATTATCCCATGTTGCTTTCATCTTAAGTCCTCCCATCGTATTTTTTAATGAGTGTTAATATCGCCAAAGCAAATTCACCACATCGTTTTCTTTCCTGTGTTGTATTAATTCCAATTGTTGAATCCTCCAATAACTTGTTTTCAAGTTGATCGTATTTTTCGTAAAGTTTATTTAATTCCTTCAACAATAAATTAAATCTATCCTCAATATCGCCCATCATATCCATATAGTTTTGGTCGGCCTTATTAAATTCTTGCAATTCCTTTATTACGTTTTCTATTTCTATTGGCATCTTTCATTCCTCCAATTTTCCGTACTTCAAATATTCTTTTTGTTCGTTTGCTTTTTGTGCAAATTCATCACTTATCGTTTCAACAAACTCTCCCTGATATTCTATTATGTATAATTCTTCTTGGCAATTAGAACAGATTCCTCCATTTGTTCTACACCCACAATCCTTACAATAATTTGCCATCTTTCGTCCTCCCAATATAGTTAATTATAAAAGTTTATATTTAAGTTTCGTGACATATAGTTAATTAACGAAAGTGTTAATTTTAGAACGGGCAACTTCAAAATATTATCTCTCCCATTAAAATTCACATTCAAAAAACCAACGTCCACACTCAGCGCAATATATTTCCTTTTCTCCCTTTGCTATCATTTTGTCTGCCCAGTCAAACCATGCTACATATCCAAGTTTATTTAATTTGTGTTTTTTGCAAGGTTCTTTTAACATACATTTTAAGTTATTCAAAATATTACTTCTCCCGTTAAATTAACTTGATTTGGTTCGGGGATTATACAGTCCCATTCCTGCGGTGCATATTCCCTGATCCGTTCCATTAACGCTTCAAAATCCAGCGTTGATAAATTTTTAATACTAATCCACGGTCTCGGTTTTTCATCAGGCCAGTTGTTAAGAAAAAACCATTCAAGCCAGCGATAAACTTCTATGCTTTCCCATCCGCCAAAAGATTCAGTTTGTTCGATAAGGATTTTAATAACACAACCAAATAGATAACGATTTTCCTGTATCGATCTTTGCTTGAATACTTTCTCGAATACTACCCAGAAGTCCTGATCCTTGAATTTCTTGATATTGTTATGATATAATCTCCATTCATCCGGGATGATTATGCCATTTTTCTGTTTAACTAAAAATCTTTTTTCAAGTCTCATGGGTGTCTATTATTTCCTTATTTTAAAAAAGAAAGGCATATGACCATTTACTTGTTTCGAAAAGAAAGGTATATCAGATTCTCCATTTGTCCTCGCATTTTTGAGTTTTCGATTCTATAATTATTACTTAAAAGATGTTCATGATAAATCCTTCTCAAAACCAATCATTGATAATAATTCTCTTTCTTCTTTTGATAAATTTTGATTAATACCTGCTAATTGGAATTCAGTATGATAGTGAGTTTTGCAAACTTTTTGTAATTCTATTATAAATGTTTTAAAAAATTCAGCTTGTATTTCATCGTTTTCGTTTGCAAGAAAAGCGGCAACTGAATTATAATCTATAATCATTTTATTATTCATTTTACGATCTCCCTTATGACCATTCAAGAATATAATCCAAACATTCAATCATTTTTTCTTCAGCACTCAACACATAAAAATCGGGAATCCAGTGTGGGTTACGATCATTCCTTTCATATTCTTTTGACACCATATTATGTAATTTATCATACAGTTTTTCGGCATTGCCAACATTTTTAATTTTTGTATTTTTCATCGTGCTTTCTCCTCTTTCTATGTCGTCTTGGTTTCTCATCGCACTTATAATATAATTAATTTTTATTTAAAATACAAGTTATATTTTATTTATTTTTAACCTTCAATTTTACCAGTTCCCTGTAAAACAATATTGGCTTTCCTACTTTTTGAAAGTATTCATATTCTATCTTGCAACCTTTTGAGTTTTCCCATCCAGGCGCAAGTATCAATCCATCACATTTTTCCATAAACGGTCTGTCAAAATCAATCCAGAACTTCCAGTCTCTATGTTTTACCAAGTGCAATACGTGACAATATGTTATTGGGCCATAAATTCGATAACCAAAATCCAACAAGGCGGACACTCTCTCGTTGTTCAAGTCAAAATTACCCTGTTCGTTTTCTCCCGAATATGGATGTGCAAAATACCATAATTTAGAATCTTTCCATTTAACTTCTTTATGATCCATTATATTTCCCCCTTGTATTTATTGTATTCCCTTTTGATCACCTCTAATGATATTGTGCCATATTTTTTATCAATAAAATCTTTAATTTTATGCCAACTCAAAGGTTCTTTTCCTGTGCGGGAATAGTGAACTATTTCAAGTTGTTCTTTTGTCAGTTTAATCAATCTGGAATTTCCACGCAAAGCATCAAGTTCTGTTTTCCATGTCGGAATGTCTAATTCTTTCATTTTACCACTCCAAAGGTTTGTTAGTTGTGATTGTATTTAATTTCATTAATTTTGGATTAATGTCAATTTTCCCGTCTTCCCAAATAGTCAACTCTACAACCCCAAAATGTATCACACCAGAACATCTTGTTGATCCAAATTCTGTCCAGGTTTGTAATGACGGATTTATAAATACTGTCCAAGTAGCGTCTTTTAAACATCTAAAGTAATGAGCATGTGCAAACCCATAAACATCGGCAGGGCGGATATCGTGATCCCGCTCCCACATCAATTCGTTAAGCATCATTTTTCTAAGCATTATATCGCCACCCGTAGGAGTTGACGTTCTCCCAATGTGATGACGGAAACGCATTAATATGTCAAAGTCTTTAATGTGGATCTCTATAACATTTCTGATAGAGCCACCGAGTTTTCCTAAAACTTGAGACTCCCACCTTTCACTTGCACCCACATGATAGCAAGTGCCATAACAACCGGCTATTTCTTTGGCTCTAATATGCTTAAAACAAGCCTCGGCCATGTCGACTTGTTCATCCCGATCCGCCGTTAAACATTCCCTTGCACCACTGTAATAGCCTTTCCCATCAATCAAGTCTCCCAATAAACAAAGACCATCATATTGACCTTGAGTATTTTCTTGAAAGAAATCAAAAGCAACTTGTTCAATTGTTCGCCAATCACCGTGACCCTTAGCAATCAACTCTTCATTTCGTTCTTCTGATACCCTCCACGCAGGAGGGGTTAATCCCCCCATGTGCCCACATTGAGAATCGGAACATATAAGATATTTTTTAAAAAGTAAATCACTCATAATTGCCCTCCATCAATTCAGGTTGGTCTCTAAATATTCAACCATTTTTAAAAACTTCAATACCGATTTTTTAAAATCTTCGAATGCTCTCAATAGATAAACATTCAACCCACTTGACCAAGTATATTGTCCTGTCGAGGCTTTCCCTAAAAGAGATTTTAATTCGACCAAATGAGCCATGTTGTGATCTCTGAATTTTATAAATATTAACAGATCGGGAATGCCCTTGTATGTTGATTTCGACTTAGCATTTCTATAGGTTTGTTGTCCTACGTGGATGTATTTTATTTTTTGTTCTTTCAACCAGTTCTCACAATTTTCCTGCAGCTCATCTTCACTCCCCAGGTCGGCAGTTCTGGAAATATCTTTTATACCCCTATGAGTTTGCTTGTCAAAGAGCAATCTATCAAGAGGCTCTTTGTATTTCTTTTTTGTATGTTTTCCAGGTTTCGGTACGGGTCGCATTTATTTCTCCTTGCCTTAACGCATACGCAATCGCGTCTTGTAATCTTTTTTTAGTAACTGGTAGCCACTGTCCTGTGAGGTAATGCTTTGGTACATGGTCAAATGCTTCCCAAACTCTTTCATATAATTCCATTTTTCATTTCTCCACATAGGTTATTTCTAATTCGTCTGTGATGTCTTTGAGGATGGTATGTGCAGAACGAGCATACTCGTCGCTGCTGTCCTGACCGAATGTATTATCATCACATACATATAAACATTTTTCTTCAAATTTAATGATAATTCTCATTCCCCCGCTACCGATATGTTGTGCTAAATAAGCACGACCATTTCCCATTTTCATATTTGTTATGTTTCCCCTTGTCTCAATCTTTACTTTTGGCATGATGTGTCCTCCATGATTATATTTATCCATTCAAATGCTGGCTTAGCGGGATCACAAAAGTTTTCTTTTAACTTTTGGCTTTTTTTACAAATAGAACAGCTTCTGAAATATTCGCCATCTTCATCAAGCCAATAAGAATAATAATGTCTGATAATGTGTTGACATATCCACTTTATCATGTCATCCCTCCTTACTGTTCCTTTAATGCTTCTTCGATTTCTTCTTCAGGAAATGTTTTACGGAAGCATGCATAGACTCCTACATCACCATACCACCTCAACACCTTCCCCAACAAATCCCTGTATATCATTTCTCGCTCCCTTGATCCATCGGGAGACTTACCATATAACAATAGTGCCATTCCGATCATTCCAAATATTCCCCCTACTATAAAAAACATTATAAAATACCCTATCATTTCATCCCTCCCATTATTCCTTTAATTTGAACAACTTTTCATACGTGGGATTTCGCTCCACGATAAACCGAGCTATATAAGGTAGCCACTCATTGCGAAACTTGATCCCTTCAAATACTCTGATGTCCTCACACACCCATCTGATCGATAACCACTTCGATTGAATACCTCTGCCGAGAGCCTTGTCAATACGTTGTATACACAACCCAATGAATTCTGGTGTCTCGTCCAGAAACTCCATTGCCTGAATTTCAAGCTCTGCCCGCTTTCCCGCTCTGCTTTTTACCTTCTCGATTTCTCGCTTATGCGCTGTATGTTGATAGGCACACTCCTTCGGACGTTTGCAAAATTTCGCATGGAGCCGTTGACGCTTTTCGCTGATCGGATCGCCACACCATATACATCGCTCAAAATATTCCATTGGCGGTTTCAGTCCTGCCTCATATCGAAATTGAGTACACTCCTTACTGCACGTTGGATATCCCCGACGTTGGCGACTTTCAGGAATAGGTTTCTCACACTGAACACATATTGTACGCCGCACAAAGTCTAAAGTGGTCTGTTCGTCACTGTTAGATGCTAAATTTGCGTCATAATCTTTGCATGGTGTATCGTTTGTATTCTTAGCTATAGTATCAGGTGTCATTTGGTTAAACCTCCGCGTATGACCAGTTATGAGCGTTTTTTAATGTTTCTCAATGTATTTCGTAAAGGCATCACATACTGGCATATCATAAACAGCGATCCCATTTGTTGGACTTGTAGCAACCCATCCATTTGAATTTTTGGGGATTGCAATTACTCGATCATTGTTAAAATGTTTTATAATCATATAAGACTCACCTTCGTAAGCCACCTCGTACATATTCCAGTAATACCATTTTTCTTTAGAGATTATCCGTATCATAGCAGTTTTTTCTTTTGTGATTTTTAATTGCTCACCCATGACTTGTCCTCCTTAAAAAAGTTCTTCTTTTCAGGGAATTGATATGGTTTGATTTCATTAATGTGTCTCACAATGTACAAAGCGTTTTCCAATTCTCGGATCGTCCGCAGGTGTATTGATGTATTGTTCCACAGTGGCAATTCATAGATTTTAAGTTGGTTCCTTTTTGTATCAATATAGTCCCATATTAATTCTTCGTCGCTTAACGTTCTGTATCCATCGAGAGTCATTGATTAAAACGGTAAGTCATCATAATCTTTAGGTTCTGGCTGTTGCTCAGCTTGTGGTTTTTCTGTTGTGGTCGGTGCTTCGTATGCCTTCCAATCATATTCTTTCTTTTCGTTTCGTCTCGGATAATAAGTGTCAGGATCTTCTTTTTTATTTCCAAATGTCAACGATGCTTTACAGTTCATGCAAACCAACTTGACATATTTAAACTTGTCTATTTTGGTTTCATAGGCAGACCAATAAAGACGTTCACTTTCACACAACCCACAGTGCGGGATATAATTAAAAGATAGTTTTTTTGCCTCCATCATTAATTCCCAAAGGTTGTTCCCGCGTACCACAAACGTATGTTTCTTGTCTCCGATTTGTTTTGTTACAATGTAGTCTATCATGATTTGTTCCTCCTACTTTAAATCTTTAATGTTAAGTTGTAATGGCAATGTCTTATATTTGGGTTTTTCATTGCCGTGATCTCTTAGCCATATCTTTTGAGTATGTATAAAGTCCTGAAAGTCCGCATCCATTTCCTCCTTCGTTCTAACAACAATTTTATATCCGGTTTTGTTTGGTTTTTTTGCAGGAAACCATGCAATCCATCCTTCGTCAATATCCTTCCCAATCATTTTCCCCTCTGCTTTTGCATAGGCGGAGATTTGGAGTTCTGCTGCGTCACCAATATAATTTCCTGACTTCCAATCGATGATTACATTCTTTTTTTCTTTTGTTTTTTTATCGGTAAGTTCAAGACGTAAATCTCGGCGTCCAGCATAAGGCGGTCTTTTCTTGTCGGCAAGATCATATACAATAGTTTCAATCCATCCCGGCTGGTAGGTTATAATATATTTTGTTTTTAGATCAGTCCAAAAATCTATCCATATCATAAACCGTTTCCAAAGTTCAACATCTTTAAAGTTATCATACAAAACAGTTTCCTTTTTCAGGAATCTCTCTATGTAGTCGTGGAAATTGCTTCCGAAATTACCCGCTTGGTTCGTAATATTTTCTGCATTAAATCCTACTTGTTTTAACCATTGTTTGAACGCATAACCTTTTGGATATACCTCAAGATATGTAGTAACTCCGGGAATGTCAAGAAACTGATTCTCGTTTTGGGGATCAGGAACCTGATACCATCTTTCATCAAACAATTCAATCAGTCCGATCTTTTCATTTATAATATATTGATTCATTCCTCCTCCCTTCATGCTGTTAATTTTAATACTGGAAAATCCTCTTCACAAGCCATGCAAACTCGATCACCGTCTGCCGTGCAGGTATCGCTCATGTGACCTGGCGGACACCGATCTTCACATACTCCGCACGTAATAAATCCTAACCCCTCTAACTCATCATATGAATCTTCAGTCATCGCTTTTCCCCTTTCGAATTTTGTTTTTTAGGTTTCATGCCTACCATAATATAATTAATTTTACTTTAAAAAACAAGATATATTTTATTTATTTTTAACTATTCCAACATCATGGTTCGTTTCTCCTTAATGTCAAAACTTTTGATTTTAGATTTGCGTACCGTGAATATTGGTTTACCATCTGGGTGATGACTTAGGGAAAATGTATTACCAGATTTGCTCACAAAATACACCCTGTGTTCTCTGTCGTCCTTGTCTATGTATTTAATGATTTGCATAACGTCTCACCTATAAGTTTCAAAATATTCACAATCCAAAGTATAAAACACATAATCGCAAAAGTCATTAATGCTAAAAATCGTTCATGCGGTTTGAGGTTGTGGAAGTGGAGTTTCATTTAAATATCCAGAAGTTCATTTATCCAAGATGTGATTTCTTCTAAAGTAATTTCGTATGGTGCTTTTTCCACAAGTTCCTCATGAGTCATTAACCTTAATTCCCACGGCAATGAATTGCATTCCTTTTTAATTTCATCTCTCATGTCGATATAGCCATAATCTGTTCTAAGTTTTGGATATGTTGGCGTTTCACCAATCGTAAAAATTTCACCTGTTTTAATTTCGCTTAATTTCATCTTCTCATCCTCCTATGATCACTTAACTTTTTTATAAAAGTTCATCTTAATCCTGCTCTCAAAATCCATTAATCTCTGCAGGAAATTAACAACCATCATCTCACAAAAATGACAAATCTCTATACCTTCTGAGCCATTAATGTAAATTGAAAGATGCCTTGTTTCTTCAAGTTTCTCACGGATAGTGCAACGCTGTTTCATCTTCTCATCCTCCTACTGTTAAATTTCTCCCCTGTTCTCTGCTTTTGCCTGTTCGAACATTCTATCCTGAAAGTCCAATTCAGCATCGGCTCTGTCTTCAGTTGTTTGATCTTCTGGCTCCCAGTAGCTCCAATATGTTTCCCGATTTTTAGGCAATGAAAGGTCGTGCAGTTCTTCTATTCGTTCCGCCAAATCTTCGGCTTCCGCTTTGTCGATTATTTTCCGCTCTTCAATAGTTATTTTTTTAAGCATCGTTTTGATCCCTTAATTTGTGTGGATAGTATTTGCATTTCTGCGAATAGGTTTTGCTTCCAAATTGTCTGCTTCACACTGAGTGCAGAGCGCGTAAAATCGGCTGCCGTCATAAATGAATTCATATACTTTGAAACCTCCATTCATGGCAACGTATTTGAACTCTAAATCCAATTGCTTAACAATGTCAATAAAGTGTTTTGCGAAAAGAAAAACTCCCTCTGTACTGTCGCCAATATTCATGTGCATAATAATCTTTTGATCCTGCATTTTCTTGACTTCTTTCTGCAGTTCGACCAGTTTTAATAATGTTTCTTTGTTCATCTCATCCTCCTAAATTGCTTCTGCGTAAAATGATTTGCATCCGACTTCTTTGTAATGAAAGTCTACAAGGATTCGGGCAATCTCACTGTCGAGTGCTTTCTGGATAACTGGAATGGTTGTTCCTCTCGGAGTTCTTAGAAATACTTTCCAGTCTATTTCGTTTCTTTGGATCATAATTATTTTACCGGAACAGTACAAATAATTTCTAAATTCCAAGAACCGTCAAACCTAATCCCCACTGGTTTACGTCCAGACTCTTCTAACTTTTCAAAGAACTTAAACAAGTCGTTGCGTATAAAAAACCCGTCTTGCACAACTTGTTTTTCGCCCGATTCTAACTCTGTCCAAAATTCAATCTTTTCCATCTCATCCTCCCTTAATAAGTTGATTCTTTTGCTTTCTTGTGAACGCTCTGGACTTTCCTAAAAGCTCAACCCCTTCATGAACTATAAAGTCGTGGAAGTCTGCGGATGAAATCCACCTTATTCGATCAACTCCGTCTATCCTGTATGTGATGTAATAGAATTTCATAATAAGTCCATTTTTCTTATACAGACATGATAAGCATAATTGGCCGAGCAGGTCGATTTTCCACAATACTTACACTGGTCATTTTTACTACACGGTTTTTTATGTTCTCTGTTTTTGCAATCTTTCATGATTAATTCTCCTCTATCCAATTCTTTCTGGCAATAATGTTATTTCTGGTTTACGATTACAAATGCTTGCATGTCTTATCTCAATCCATTCGTCTGAATGTTTATTGTCAATGTGTCTACCTAATGCAGATCCCATTTGAAAATGTAAACCACATACACGACACATTTGATTTTTTTTATCCTTTCTTGTCAAGTCTAATCCGCCTAATTCTAATTGAGCTTCCCACGTCTTCACGATTAATCCTCCTCTATTCTATACTTATTAAATTAATCCATGAACTTTTTTTGCATTATTAAATCCAACCCACTCACAATTCAATCCAAGTCCCCTGCTCGCCAGTTCTTTCTTGGCAGATTTAACGGGGTCAAGATCACCCCTGCTTATCTTATACAATAAACTCGTATCTGTTGACTGAAAAATAAAATCAGGATTCATGTTATCTTTCATGGCTTTTTCTCCTCTATTTATGTTGTCTTGTTTTATCATCTATAGCTAATTTTAGCAAACTCATCCCTTTTTTCTTCATCAGTCATTTGCGTCCATGTTGATTTCAGGATCGTCCAGTATTCGCTTGGCGTAATCTTATTGTTCTGTACGTCTTTTACGGCTTGGTTTCTTGTCTTTAATGTGTTCATTGTTTTAATCCTCTATTTAATTGTTATCTGTCCGGCTGCAATCATTTTGTTAAGTTTGCTTGCGTTAATCTTTTGGTCGTTATCAGCTTGAACAAAAATCGCACCAATGTCTTTGTTGTAATACAATTTTGTTACGATAGCCTCTACGCCCTGCGGGGTAATAAGTTTGTCTCCAATCTCAACATATTCCGTATTTTCATTTTTGTAAAAAATTGCATAATCAGTTCCATCCAATCCCTCGACTGTTTGATAAAAATCTTTAATTGCTTTCATGATTACACCCTCTTTTTATGTTGTCTTGGTTTCTCATCGCACTTATAATATAATTAATTATATTTTAAAAGTCAAGTCTTTTTTTATTTATTTTTAAAATAGTTTTATATTGTTAACCCTCTTGTTTTTTTAAAAAAGTCACTTATATTTTTCTTTATGTAAGCCCGTCTAAGCGATATTATGTCGATGAGTCATAGTAATATATAGCCATGTAATAAATAATCGCTTAAATCAAAGATTGCTATAGTTATTAAATTAAGTATTATTAATAAGTTATATGGTACAAATAATTTTAAGCTATATTTTATTATTTTAATTTAAAAAAGTTACCATAAGTTATTGTTTTTATTGATCTGTAGAATCAAAACCTATTTTATTATAATAGGAAAAGCGGAAACCGGCGCATGAAACCGATCTCCGCTTACATAGGGGGAGTTGAGGAGTGTTATTATATTAGTGCATAGCGGGCATAAGATCCGCAACGGCTTTCCTGACGCCGACAATCCCAAGCACGGTCGCTATTCCGTAGACCATGTCTACAATAGAGGGCGGTACGACAACGCCGAGAGCCGTGACAAGCGATATTGCGATTGTAAGTACAGCGGCAGCATAGGTGCGCCATCCTTTATTCTCCGATACTTTCTGAATAGCCAATCTGAAAAATGCCAATCCGAGTCCGGCCAGTATGCCATATACCTGTTCGGGGATTACTTTGCCGGTAACCAGTGGTATAGCTACCAGAACGAGAAACACCAAAGCGATCAAATAGGTTTTCTTCCCTTTTAAAAGATCGATTAATTTCATGATTTACTCCTTTCCGAGATATTTAATAATGTCTTTAATGAATTCGATTATCTTCATAACGATAATTTCCCACGATACTTTTCCCTCGCCCTTCGTTAGTTTAATGCCCCCATGCACGGCACCCGTTGTGGCGAGAGCATACCCGACTCCCTGAACCAATAAACTCGCTCCACCCGTCAAACAAGTTTCTGCAATAATAACCGCAGCTCCTCCGAAAATTAACTTCTTCCCGTCAACCCATTTCCACGCCCTGCTTGCATAGACTTTCGCCTTATTAAAGAAACCAACCTTATAAATTATTTTCCCGGTCGGCTGCACTGGTAACCGAACAATCTTCCCGGCAACCATATAGGACAGTCTCGGCAAGCCTCGCATCTTAACAGACTCAAACATTTCTAATGTCTCCTATGTTTTATGATAAAATTTTACCATGTTAAATGTTTAATTCTAAACAATTCAGCTTCATGTAATATTAGTTCTAAACTTAATTTATTTATTTCTTCAATATGTTCTTCTTCCCAATCCCCACTTTTAATACGTTCGAAAACGGCCTGCCTAAAACCATCAATACCTTCTAATGTCATGTCCAAATGTTTTCTAAGTGATTGTTCTTCATGTCTGATGCTCATGTTTTCTCCTTTTTGTTGATACTTTAATATACGAAATTAATTTGAAAATGGCAAGTATCAATTAACACTTGATCGTTTATATCTCCGTCACTATCCCAATCAGAGCCAGTTATAATTGGAATCTCCATCTGTCTTGCCCGCTCGACAACCTGACCTGCAAAATAATAACACTGGCCAATGTCAAATGAAATCCCAAGTCCGGGAATATATGGGTAGACGTCGACTGCCTCAGACGGTATTTTATTATGTTTCCCATTGGGATATTTTTTCGTGGATCTCCCATCACTAAAAAATAGATTTTGCCAATACTCATTTCGATATCCCCAGACGACTGTACAATCAATATCAATAATAATCGACATGAATAATCGCTGAAGTAACTCGTGACAAGTTTCAAGTATAGCGATTGATTTTTTTGAAAATCTCGGCATTATTTATTATCAGCTTGTTGTTTTTTAATTTGCTTAATTCGATCATCTTTCATTGTTTTAGCCGTTCTCAGAATAGCATTAACATTGCTTGTATCTTGTACGACAGCCGTTAAAATAGCCTCAAAGATAACCTTATTGAAATCTGCTTCGGCCTGTACAATTCGCTCTAAAGTGTCTACCCGCACTTCGATTGCTGGAACCTTCTGGACTGCATTGTCAATCTTTTGACCATATACCACTACCCCTATGATGCTACCAATTACAATTGAAAACAGTGTTATGCACAATAAAAATCCCCTTGCAGTTGGTCTTTTAAAGTGAATCACAAATCCACCATTATTGTCTGATTTTAGTGGTGCGGGAATCGGCTTCATTTATCACTCCTATTCTATGTGACCATCAAATTTTATGTCTGAAATATTTATATCGCTTGGGGCATCGCAATTATTTGCATCAATTTCCACCCAGTAAGCAAAGTCGGCCAATGTAATATCTCCCGCTAAACAAGTTATGCTCGCATATCCAGTTCCACCATTTCCAATATCGTCCTGATCTTCATCGATTGTAACTGAACCATCTTGATCTGTTCGGATAAGTGCAAAATCAAAATCATCGCCAGCCTCGTTCGTAGAATAATATATTGTAATTTGATCGAGAACAACTGTTCCGCCATACATTTGATATGGTATATCAAGACCGGCAACCATAAATCCGTTTGTAGTTTCAGGATAAACATATCCAACTGGCGTATTTGGGTAAGGTTCTGTTGCCTGATAATGTCCCCAGTCCGCTGGGCCAATGTGCCAGACAAAAGTATTAGCAGGTGTCAGTCCGGAAATTTGCCAATCCGTTCCCGCATCATCCGTAAAATATAATACGTTTGGCGTGGCAGTATCAACCCAGAGTTGGCCGTAAGCCGTATTGTCTGCATCTGCTTCTGCCTGTTCTTTTAAGATAATTGTTCCATCTACCATAAGACTTGATAATGGATTTGTCACAATCGCTCCCGAAACCGTACCGTCTAAACTGTTTCCACTTGCAGCATACCAAGTTAAAGGTGTAATCCCATCTGGTTCATACTGAGCAACACAGCCGATTT